TCACACCGGACTCGTCCCGGCCTCGCCCGGCTTCCTCGCGCCGCCCATCAGCACAGCATTCAGCGCGAGCGAGCAGGCCAACGCGGCTTGCAACTCCTCCCGCGTCATCGTGTCCCAAGGGTTGACCGCTCCCATGCCGCCGATCGGAAGCGGCAGCTTCTGGACCGATTCCGCTAGCTTCGCGTTGGTCGAATGCGTGTACACCGCGAGCGTCAGCGCGGGGTCCGAGTGCCGGGCCAGCGTCTGAAGTTCTTTCACTCCCACGCCTGCCGCCGCGAGCGCGGACACAAACGAATGCCTGAGCGCGTGGAAGTCGAGGAACCGGGGACCGTCTTCCGTTTCCTCACGGTACACGACGCCCGCGCCATCCAAGTCCCGCTTGAGCATCCTCACCGGCTTCTCGCACCACGTCCCGGGCCACAGCGGCCCGTCCGCCGGCTTGCACTCGAGGTACGGGCGGAACTCCGTCACCACGCCGAGCGGCAGCGGTTGCCGGGCCGGCCGGCCGTTTTTTGTTTGATCACCTCTCAGCCTAATCACGGGCGGGTCTGCGTCGATGGCGAAGTTCGCCCGCGTGAGGACGGCTAACTCCGAGGCCCGGAAGCCGGTCGCGAACGCGAGAAGGTAGACAAAGAACCGATCCTCCCCGAACATGCCGCGGTAATCGCCCGGGTCCTGACGAGTGACGAGCAGAAGGCGCGCTAGTTCCGAGGTCGAACACGGCCGCCGCAGATGCACCCGATTGTTTCGCGGGTCAAAGCCGGGCACGTCATCAAACAGGTCCGGGCGAACGGGCAAATGCTTTCGCACCGAAAGCCACCAGGCGAACCGGCGTGCGGCCTTGCGGTAGAAGTCGGCCGTTTGAGCGGACAACCCGCCCTCGGCCTTCGTGATCGCGCGACGAGTTTGCAGCCACCTAGCGAGAGCGGCCGGCGCGTCCGCGTTCAAGCTCATCGCATTCTCGAATCGGCACGCCACCAGGACGTGGCGGATCCGCTGGACGCACAGCGCGACTTGCGGTGGCGCGGGCCGTTTCGCCTTCCCGCGGATTTTGCACGCCAAGCCGAGGGACATATGATCGGCGAACTGCTTCAGATGGTCGAGGAGTGGAACCCGTTCATCACCGACGGCGTGCAAGTCCAGCATGCCCCGTTCGGCGTTCGCCACCATGCGGGCAAGCATGCGTTCTGCGACCTGTCTGTCGGCCGAGAGTGGCACCTTCTTCTTTGGAGGCAAGCTGGGTATCGATCGCCCGTACCACTTCTTCGACGCTTCGGTGACTTTCTTTGCCCCGACGGCGTCTTTTGGACACCTGCGGCCGTTGTGGTCGACGTAGTAAGTCTTGATCGCGCGAGTGAGCGACGCCATGAGGCTCCTTGTTCGGGTGAGCTGAAACGGGCGATTAACTGAGTTGAGATCGGCAGACGACGGATGGGGCTTCAAGATGAAACCCCACGGAGAGTGGGAAAAATCTGCTGCGGAGATTCTGGACCGGACCAGTTAGGACCAATTCAGCCAACTTCAGCCAGTTTCAGCCAGAAGTTGGCAGCGGTCATTTCTTCTGATTCTGTACCGGTTGATTTGCTTCGTCCTGTTCAAGTTGTTTTGTTGTAGCCATTCGGATGTAAGCGGACGCACTCAGTCCCATCCGATCCGCCTGCCTGTTCACACGGTCAAGCCATTCGGCATCGACGCGAAGGCCGAACCGTTCGCCTGAGCTTTCGTTGCCCTTCTTCGACTTGCCCTTGGCCATGCGCGAACACCAGCGTGATGAAGGGGAGGACACCAAGAGTGTAACGGAGGAGCGTCTATCGTCCATCGTGATGCTGCAATGAGTATCGACATAGGATGAACATTGTGCGTACGTTGTTCGTCGGATTTTCAAGATTTTTTCTCGCGTCACTAGGCCCGCACTGACGATGTACACACAAGTGGCGTACGGGCGACGTGCCCATGATCGCATGACTTCGTCAGCTATGTTGCAATGTTCTAATCCTGTTGAAGGAGTGATCCATGTCAGGCGCCGTTACGAAGATTCAAGACTTCACCCCTTCGGCTGTAGCTTGGCCTTCGGGAGATGTCTCTTTTTGGCCCTCTTCTTGGCGGGTTCATGAAGAGCCACTTCATCACAGCCATCGAATGTGGCAGAAGTGACGTTCAACGCACGGCTCAACCGTACCACATTCGGCCAGCTCGGAGACCGCCGCCCTTGTTCGAGGTTGCGGTACGTGCCGATCGGAACGCCCGCTGCTCTGGCGATCGCTTCTTGCGTCTGATCAGCTCGAAGCTCCCGGAGCCGTTCACCGAATGTCATCACAAAACCTCGTCGATGCGAATTCCTCGGCCATGCCCGTTATGGCGTACTCTCTCAGATTCAGTCGCTTCGGCCAATGCCCGACTTGGCGTAGGGTTCGACTTGACGCAGTACGCCATAACGGGTATCAGCCGGCCTTCCGTTTCACTCACCCCTGTATGGAGTCACGAACATGTCCAATGCCGTTGCGAAACATGCCCCGAAGAAGCAGGCCGCAAAGCCAACGAAGACCGTGTCCAAGAAGGCTGCCGTGAAGAAGCCGACGCCCGCCGTTGAGCCGGACTCGATCGAGGCCCTGATGGCGGACATCCATCGGCCGACCGGCTTCGAGATGTTGCACGATGCACTCGAAGACCTGAGAGACTTCTTCCAGGCGCTCGACGAGGGAGACTCGGAGGATTGCTTATTGATGCTGGTGAAAGTTGGGTTGCTGAGTCGTTTCGTGAACCGGGTCGAGCGTGGGAACAATTTCGTACAGCTCGACGAAGACAATCCTCTCGACAACGCGCTGAACAAGCTGCTCGGCCCGCTGTCGGGGTTCGGGCCGGGCGGCATTCACTCGCGTCCGTCGCCGATCGTGTCGTGGGTTAGACGTGCGGGCTGAATCCAGCCCATCGTCGGCCGTCGGTTCCGTGCGGTAGTTCGCGCGGGACCGCCGGCCGGTCCCATTCTCATCCCGCTCACGTCGCTCAACCCTCCCATCCGAAGAAACGGCTCGAAAACAGGCGAATTCGCGCCTGCCATCCGCTCGTGGCCTTCACGACCATTTTTGCAAGCCCTGGAAATCAAGGCGAATCGGAGGCTCCATTCACGCTCATGGCTCTCGCGTCGCTAGTTTTCAAGGCGTTTTTGCGTGCGTCCGAGTTCCGATTTGTCTGTTTGGGACAGGGTGCAACGGCTGTAGGATGGGGCCGTGCTTAAAGAATGAACGGTTTTCACTCTGCATTTCGGACCTCCTGTCGATGGTTCTTTATGAGCGGAGACTCGCTGGCGGCCACCAGCGAGTCCATGCCGGCCGGTCCCATGGGTGACTAGTTCCCACCCGTGGGACCGCCGGGCCGCACACCAGGAACTAGACCTATGCTGACCACTCCACCGTCATCGGCAATTTGTTCTTTCATTCCCGTTGACGTCCGACTCCGCCGCTCCGCCGTTGATCGTATCGCCTGGCGTCACGCCGTCGAAGTATGGGCGAGTTCGACCGATGAGTGCCGAGGCCGTGCTCTCCTCGAAGACATCGACCGGACGTGGCAATGGCGGTGGTGTGACGGGACGTTTCCCCTTCGCGACACGATCGCGAGCGTTGCCGAACTACGGCAGTACACCGGCGTAGCTCGGTCCGCGGCGGCCGTGCTGGCAACCGACTGGATCGCCGACCACGCTCGGCGATGGCACCTCTCCAGTCTCCTGAACGACGAACTGTTCACGGCCCTCAGCGGAGTTCGGTTGGACGATCCCACGGTGTTTGCCGACGGGGGCGTGATCCGCCGGTTCGAAGGTGAGACGTTCACCGCGGTTCGATGGGCAATGCCCGAACACCTGCGGGATTACCGCCCCGATGAGTTCGCACAGCGCATCGTGGCGAACTGCTGGACATCAATGCTCGCACTGAACAGCACGGTGCCCAATCCAGTTCGACCGTTCGGCCGGATAAACCAGATCGATCCGGTCCTCGATGCCATTGATGCGTGGGCACGGACAGTTGAGACGTCGGCCGCGACCATCGCGTTTAACGCTTCCCAGTCTGAACAGGCTAAGCCAAAGCATAAGCGGTATCCGCCAAGCGAGGATTTCCAGGGTTTCATATTCGAGGCGATCCGCGCCGCCGGTGGCAAGGCACAAGGGAAGGCAATCGCCCTGCACTTCGGCTCCACGCCGAGCGGTGTCCGCCACGCAGTCTCGTGGATGGTGAAGCAGGGGCTTCTAAAGAAAGTTAAGGGCGGTTACGCGGCGATGTGACTGTCACATCGCCGGTCACATCCTTTAGCGGGACTCGTGTCATAATCGTGGTGTCACCAGAGGGCCAATAATGCCGCCGACCACCGAAGTGATTCTCCCCGAACCGGATGTTCTGCGTTCGCGGATCGAAGGATTGGACTCTGAAGCCAACCAGTTGCGAAAATTGCTCCGGTTGGTGCTGCGGATTCGAGCCGGACAATCTGACAGTACATCGCCCCGGCACGAGGCCAATCTCGCCGCCACGCATCTGAACTGATCACCCCCACAACCTTCCCCTGCATAACCGGCCCGATAGGGCCGGCCCGTAAGAGGTACGCGCCATGAGTCGGACATCGAACCTGTACGGCCTGTTGCCAAACGGCCGGCCATTCGGACCACCGCCTGGCGGCGTCGGCACTCATGCCGAACAAATCGCCAAGGCGACTACGCCCCGCCCGAAACCGACCGCCGAGCAATTGCTGATCGACAACCTTGCCCGGCGCGTCGCGGTATTAGAGCGGTTCATCCTCGGGCCGGGGGACGGCCGGTGAACCAGTCGTCAGCACCCATCATGATCGATACCTACCCCCGTCGGCCGTCGCACTTCGCGCATCGGTTCATCCGCCTCATGGCACGGACATGCGCGGGTAATCGGATCGGGCCGGATGCCTGTTGGTTGCTGACGATCATCGTGATGACCGAGGACGCGAAGCGGTACTCGGGGCCCGTGTCGTTCTATTCGACCAACCTGGCCGATCAGTGCGGCTTCTCCCGCAGTTCCATGGAACGCGCTCGCGATCGAGCGGCATCGGCCGGATGGCTGCACTACACCCCCGGTACAAAGGGACGGGCGGCCATGTATTGGGTTACGATCCCGCCCGAGGAGGAGGGCAAGCCGGACGGGCCGAGTGACGACGATTCTGTTCAGATGCTGCGTCAAGTTGACGCACAAAGCGAACAGCAACCGAACAGCATCCGGGCACAATCCGACGTAGAAAGCGGGCAGCATGTGACGCACTCTCTTACCTCTTCCTCTTCCTCTCCCTTCCCCAAGGAAGACGCGACCCGAAGCGGTTCGCTCGATCCTGTCGATAGGACCAAGTCAGCAAAGCAGAAAACCAAGAAGCCGAAGGCCGACGAGAGCGAAGCGTTCCTGACGTTCTGGGCCGCATACCCGAAGCGGGAGGCAAAGCAGGATGCGATCCGGGCGTTTCACAAGCTCAACCCGTCGCCCGAACTGCTCGCCGTCCTCCTGGCCGCCATCGATCGACAACGACGATCCTCAAAGTGGATGAGTGACAACGGGAAGTACATCACGCACGCGGCCACGTGGCTGAACGGCCGCCGGTGGGAAGACGACGTCGGCCCGATCCAACCGCCCCCGACCGCCACGAACCCCAACAACGCCACCCCCGCCGCGCTCCGCGCGAACGGCCTGCTCTGACCGGAGACCAAGCCGGTAGGATCAACGCCGCGCGCGGATCTCGCGGGCTGGGCGGACTGCCGATCTACATTTGCGACAAGGCTGGGATTACGGACGCCGCCGTTGCAGGGTTGGTACGTTCGGCCGTCCGTCGGTACGCGATAAAACTCGTGGTGTGCGACTACCTGCAACTTCTGCGGAGCGACGACGCGAAGGCGCCGCGATACCAGCAAGTGGGCGCGTCGTCGCGGGCGATGAAGGCGCTGGCGAAGGAGACGGGGACGGCCATTTTGTGCCTCGCGCAACTGAACCGAGAAGTCGAGAGCCGGCCCGACGGCAAGCCGCGGCTTAGCGACCTTCGCGATAGCGGGGAGATCGAACAGGACTCGGACGTGATCCTTCTGCTTCAGCGCCTCGACGATGACCCGAGCCTGACTACGCACCGCGTGGACTGCCACGTCGCCAAAGTCCGAAACGGGCCAACGGGCACGGTCGAACTCGACTACATCCGCAACCTGACCAAGTTCGAATCGCGTAGCGCGGAGGGCCGGGCATGAGCCACGAGTCCGACATCACGTTCATCCTCGGCCCATGGCGGATCCAGACGCGGGGCACGGCCCGCCGCTGCGAAGTGCATCAACAATGCTGATGCAGTTCGGCCCCGAAAGCAAATTCGCTCTGCGCTCGGGCCGAACTTGTCGATGCTTCTAAGTGATGGCTTCGCGCGGCTACATGATGCCGGTGACGATTAACAACGAAACAAGCGGGTAGGCTTTTCTCACGGAACGACCATGACGACGACGAAAAAACCGACAAAGCGACTTCGCCCCCTCGCTGTTGACGCGAAAAGTTTGGCCCAACTCCTGACCGTCTCGGTTCGGACGATCAGGACGTGGGACTCGATGGGTGCAATCCCGTCACCCGTTCGCGTGGGCGGCAAGGTCGTTTGGTCTGTGCCTGAAGTGCGGGCCTGGATAGAAGCCGGTGCGCCCGATCGTGCCACTTGGAACGCACGAAAGGCCGCGAAGGCTTCTCTTCGTTGAGGCGAGGAACCCGGGCGCTCGTCGTGAACGCTCGACAGGTCGATGCAGTTGAGAACTTGAGTTTCGGGAGTGCCTCGATGAGTTCTTTGGTCCGACCGACTTTTTCCGTTCGAGTCCCCGCCAAGGCCGAGCCCGTGACGAAGGGCGGAAAGCCTCACGTCCGCGTCACGATTCGGGGCCGGAAGTTCGTGTTCCCGCTCACCGCGGATGGGCGGAGCTACTTGAAGCCGACGAGCAGGTGGTACGGCAAGTATCGCGACGGGAACGGGGAACTCCAGTGCGTGCCGTTGGCCCGAGATAAGGCCGCTGCGGCGCAACTGCTCGCGAAGTTGGAACTGCAGGCCGAGCGGCAGAGAAAAGGGCTGATCGACCCGACTGAGGCCCACGGGCGACGAACCTTAAACGCGCACCTCGACGAGTACGCGGCCATCCTGCAGACGAAGGGGGACAGTGAGGACCACATCAAGCGCACACGAGCATACGTGGCGGCCGTTCTCCAGGGCTGCGGGTTTGTATTCCCCGCGGACGTGGACGTCGGTTCCGTGGCCAAGTGGCTGAACTCGCTTCGGAACGGCCGGCCGGCGGTCGAACTTCCCGCCGGGGTTGAGTTGTTCACCATGAAGGCCACCGCGGCCTTGCTCGAAATCAGCCGCGATGCTCTCGCCGATCACGTTGTCCGGCACCGACTCGACGCAACGGGGCACGGGAGAGCGAGACGGATTACCCGTGCCTCCGTTCAGTTCCTGGCCGATCGTGCGGCGCGCGGCGTTGGACCGTCGGCCATAAACCACTACATCACGTCGCTCCGCGGTTTCTTTAGTTGGCTCCTGAAGGCCAAGCGGATCGCTTCCAACCCGCTCGACACGATGGAACTCGTCCCCGAGGAGACCGACATTCGGAGGAACCGCCGCGAGCTTTCCGCGGACGAGATGCAACGGATGCTCGAAACCACGCGGGCCAGCCAGCGGACGTTTCGAGACCTGACCGGGGAAGACCGCCATCACATCTACCTGGCCGCCGCGGTAACCGGCTTCCGCGCGAACGCCGTCGCCAACCTCACGGCGGCGCACTTTCACTTGGATGCCACACCCCCATACATCGATCTGACCGCCAAGCTGAACAAGTCGAAGAAGCTGAAGGTTCAGCCGATTCCGAAAGACATCGCCGATTCGTTTCGAACGTACATGACGACACGCCCTGCGACCGGGAAAATCTGGCCGGGCACCTGGCACCCCGTCGCTGCAGAAATGATGCGGGTGGATCTTGAAGCGGTCGGCATTCCGTACTGCGTGGAGGGGCCGAATGGGCCGGAATTTGTCGACTTCCACGCGCTGAGGCACAGCTTTATCACCCTTCTCGGCCGCGAGGGCGTGAGTCTCGCGACGATCCAAGAACTGGCCGGCCACAGCACGCCGGTGCTGACGATGCGGTACATGCACACTCGCATGGACGACTTGGCGGGGGCGGTCGAAAAGTTACCGTCGTTTGGTCCGAGCCTGCCAGCCACGAAGGAGACGGGAATTCTTGTACCAATCCTTGTACCACCTGCTCGCGTCGATCCGCACGAACCTGCACCGATTTGCACTACGGTGTCTGACGCGGCCCCAGAAGAGAAAAATGAAAAAGGGGCTGCAAATGCAGCCCCTTTCATCAACTTGCACCCCTCTGCACCGGAGTGCATTGAGTGGTCACTCCCGGGATTGAACCGGGGACCTAGCGATTTTCAGTCGGGAAGGCGATGTGGCCAATTTCCCGCAAAAACGCCTAGAAATTAGAGCTTTTTGGACTGTGGCAGGCTGAACCCTGGCAGAGTTAAGAGTACCACGAATTCAGCTCTTTCACCACATTTTGTCACAACTTCTCTGCCACGTCTCGGCCATCGTGCGTCAATAGATCAGCTTGTCGGGATCGTATCACGAGTTGTTGGTGGGCGAAAGCATCCGGATCAGCGTCTCCGCCATCGGCGTGATCCGTCGCGTACCGGCGAGCCAGTAGTACACGGTGCGGGGCGTGACGTGCATGACCTTGGCGAAGTTGTCTACGCCTCCCCAAGACATGACGATTGTTTCGAGTTCGGCGCGAGTCACTCTGCAACTTCCGCAGAGTCATCGCAAGGCCCACGAAAAATCGGCATCCAATGAGTGGGGCACCACCCATTTTCAACGCCATCCCAATCGGGATGAGTACTGGAGTCATAAAACGATGAAGGTCGTGATTTGCAGTCGGCAAACCGCTTGTAAACGAAATTGTCGCTGTCCGAGAGCCACTTCTTGGCCCAAACGTCCACCCTCGTATTCTGCGGAACCGTATCGATAGATCGCCAGGCCACTTCGCGGAGCCGCTGTACTTCATCTGTAATATCTACGATTGACATAGGGCCTCCTTGGTTAAGATTTCTCGTTGCTTCAACATGGCATCGGCTATTTCATATGCCAGCACATCGACCCCGTGCCGAACGCCATTGAGTAATGGCTCTTTGCCGCATGCGATCATGCCTTGCAACGCAGCGGCTGCGAAATAATCTCGAAGAGACAGGCCACAAGAGGGTGATCCGCCAGGGTTATGAAAGTTATTTTCCGTCACCGGGTAGGCCGGTCCTCCGTCTGGGCTCGTCACTATTTCTCTCTATCCTCCCGATTAAATTTTTGTTGCTCACCCCTACGGGTATTCTTTGACCGTCTCTCCGGCCTGTCACGCATTACCGCCATTTAGAAGCGGCTTTCGCCCAGCGTTTGGTCTACGTCTAGGGTTTCCGAGTCCTGATTCGCGGTCCTAGCACCTCTCGGCTGGATGGAAGGACACCCGCACCGACTTCAACCAGCTTTCGCCGCCTCCGTTCTCTTCACGACCTACGGACCGTTAATTCGTTGTTTTTGTGACTGCGGTCACACTCCCGCCGGGCCGACCGACAAGGACAGGTTTCGGCACCCAGGTGCTTCGGATATTCCCTCGCACCGCGCCGCAGTCACCCAACGCTTATCTCGTTTCCGAACTGAGTTCAAGCGATTTGTTTCAATCGACCTCAAGAACATGCTGAATCACCGGGTGTCGATATTCTGCTCCCCCTGTCAGCACGTGCAAGTTGGGCAGCATCTCCACTTCCCCTCCGCCGTGAGTGTGGCCGCACAGCACGGTCATGTCCCGATCCGGTGCACCGGCCATCGCCACCGCCATCACGTCCCCGACGGCCTTGCAGGTGAAGTGCGGTAGCCAGTCCTCGCCGGAAACTTTGCCATCGTGCCAGCAGGCCTCGCGGAACGGCGGAACGTGAGTCAATGCAACGACATGCCGGAAGCCCGTTAAGGCCTCGGGCAGCAATAAGCGGAGGCGGTCCGCCGAGTCATCGCCCAGAGCGTTGAGCTTCTTCAATCGCTCGAACTTCGACTCCTTGAGCCCATCGAATTCCTCGATCAAGTCCCAGTCGTTGAGCATCACGGTAGACCCGTCGTAATCCCCGACCCGCCCGTCGCCCCAACCGTCCACGCCGACCAGGCAGGCATTCTCGGTGAGAGGAATGACGCCATCGTCCGTCATCCAGTGCAAGTTCGGGACGGCCGCACACAAGTCCCGTACCTTCTCCCGCACCCCGGCAATCGATCCCCGATAAAAGTCGTGGTTCCCCAGGACGAAGTAAACCGGTCGCTTGACGGACTCGGCGATGGCTTCGAGGTGCTCGACCACGTCGGGACCTTCGGCAATGTCGCCGGTGATGGCAAACCCATCGGCTTTCGTGTCGGCGAGCGTGCGTAGGAAGTCATCCACAGCCGGGGGCGAGAGGAAGTTGAGGTGGATGTCAGTGAGCCATGCGAGGCGTTTCATCCGTGCGTTATGACAGACGAGGCCCCGCGGCGTCAATCCTTCTCAGCTTTATTTGATTTGTACGTGCGGCTTATTAATCGATCTTCAGATGCTTAAGCTTCACATGCGGCGACACCGGCTTTGAGGCCCTCGGCACGGCGGGCTGAGTTACTGGCGTGCTCACACGGAAGGAGGCCAGAAGTTGATCGAGGTCATCCTTGAGCACGAGGATTTTGCCCCGCTTCCCCGCCGCCCCGATCCGGTAATGCGCCAGCCGCCCGGTTTTCACCCAGTCGCGCACGAGGTTGGGGCAGACACAGCAATAGAACGCAGCCTGCTTGATGCTCATCATGGACGGAGTTTGAGCGGACATGGCGTTTCTCGCTCGACGATGTGGAAGGCCTGGAGGGAAGGGAAAGGGCGTCCATGCCCAGGTGGTGTTGCATTAACCGGCACGGCGGGTAGTCAATCGCTTCCAGATGCAGAAGATCATGGCCGCCACGTACAGGGTAAATCCCATCCACATGTGCCAAGGGATACTCCGGGCGACCTTCCACCAGGAGTTCGGCACCGGCTTGGGCTTGGCGGCCTTTTCAGCGTACTCGGCGGGCTGCTGAACCGGCGCAACGGATGCCATCATTGGTAACGCTGGCCAGAGCAAGAAGGCAATTAACGCTGAGCGCATGGGAGCCTCCTCAGTTGGAGCTGTAAGGCGGGAACGTCCACACGGGCTTGGCTTGGATCGCCTCTTCCACGGCCTGGGCAAAGTACCCGGCAATGACGAGCAGGCGTTGCTCGGGGGACAGCACGAGAATGGCGGGAAGTTTCAACGCCAGGTTCACGGCCTTATCTGCCGCGATGTCGGCCTTCACGCACCGGGGGCAATGGTTGGGCCATTTGTCGGACACGAGTATCTCCTCTGGGGGTTTAGAAGCGGTCGCGCAGGTATCGGGCAGTCTGGTAGGTGTCGTACTCCACTTCGTGGAGCACTTTGTTCGTGTGATCGACGCGGGATTTCAGGGAATCGACTGTCCTCTGCATGTTGGAAAGCAGTTGGTACTGTTTGAAAAATAAGCAGCACATCATGGCGAGGATGACGTGGGCGTAGGTTGTGGACGTGAACACGCATACCGAGAGCGAATCGAGCATGGGAAGCTCCTGAAAGGAAGGGGCGCGTCATGCGCCCCAGGTTGGGGGACAGGGTCACGCTTGCTTTCGAGCAATCGGAATGATGGCCGTCTTCTGGGCGAGCATCTGCTTGAGATGATCGGCCGAGAGCGATTCAATGGCCTTGGCGACCGCGAGGCGCGCAGCCTCCTCCGCGATCTTGGCGTGGTCAACCGGAGGAGCGGGCGGCGGAGCTGCCGTCTGTTGGGGGAAAGTCACCACCGGCGGAGCAGTGCGGCCGGGCATGCGCATAGAGAGGATTTCGGCGTCCTCGACGTATTGAGGCCGAGGGCGTTTCTTGGCTTTGAGCTGTTTGACCGGCTCGGTAGCCTTTCCCCTGAGTTGCTCGGGAATCTTCCCTGTCACTCCGAAGGCCAGCGCCATGACGACGATATCGTCGATGTAGCCGAACGGCCCGAAAAGGATTTCCGGCATAAGATCTATAGGGCACGCAAGATAAATAAACGCCCCCGCGATACAGAGTGCTCGTTTCATCGGAACCTTTCTCTTGAAGGAACGCGGCCAGGACACCCAGCCGCGTGTTTTAAAGCCAGGTCACTCCATGTCGATCTCAGGCTCTTTGCCCTTGTCCTGAGACACTTGCTGGGCCGTTTCAGCCCGCTCAGCGAGGAACGTGTCATAGTCGTTGCGGAAATCATCCCGCACGGCGGCGCGATCCTGGGTTACTTCCTGGGGCGTCGGATTGCCTACCGTGCCCATGGTCTCGACAGGGGTCATCCCCTGCGAAGGGAATGCGGGTAACACCTGCGCCAGTTCAGATGTTCCTTGCCGCCCTGCGGCAGCAAGTTCCGGCTTGGCGTCGGCAATGGCCTCGGCAATCCCGTCCAAAATCTTCTTCATCAGAAACTCCTTCAAAACAGGGGCGGGCGATCGTTTGACCCGGAGCGATTCCGGGCTTCGTGCAGTGCATCGGCCTGGTCGGCGCGAATGTACGTCTCGCGGCGAGAGATCCAGTTCATCACCATGGCATGGCCTAAGCCTGCGGCAATCAGCCATGCCCCGAGGGCGTGATCCGCGTCGCGGATGAAGAAGCCCGAACCCACGGTGATGGCGGCTTCGAGATAGCGGGCCCGGTGCGGGTCGGTGAACCAGCGGGCGAATATTGACGTTCCGATGTAATTGCTGTGAACGCTGCCATCGCGCTTGGCCTTCCCGGCTTGCAAGGCGGTCAATAGCAACGCAACCGGGGCGAGGCCGTAGGCGAGGAGTTCGCTCTGGCCGAACAAGCCCCACAGGAACATGAGAGCCAATCCCATCCATGTCGCCGGGGAAGATGCCTGCCGCCATCCAATCGAGTGAGGGGCGGAGAAGCAGGTGCGGATCGGTGCCGAGCCAATGGACGCCAATACGAGAAAAGCGGTCTTACGCTGGGCGTGCGTCATGCCCTCGCGGGCTTGAGTTTGCGGGCTCATAGTCGCTCCTGGGTGAAAGTTACCGGCACGAAGTTGTAGCCGGTGGACGGAAATACGGTTCCGGCTTTGATGTGCAGGCAATCGACTTTGAAGCCATGGCGGGCAGAGCCGGTGCGCATCCGAAAAAGTTCGCTCGGCTGAATCACGGCCTCGTAGATTTCGGACACGGACGCGCTGACTTGGGGGCCATCGGGGCCGCCGTTGTGGGAACTGCCCGAGTTGTTGGCAAAGGACGTGCTCGAAGAAGTCGTGAATTTTCGCTCGCGGCCCATACCCTCGCAAACCCATTTGGCAGTACGGGGCGTAGGCAAAGCGACGAAAATGGAGGCCAGGTTACCGACGAGCGCGTCCACCTTGTCCTCGGCATGGCCGCCAGGGAACGCTCCGAGGATCGATTCATAACCTTGAACCGCGTAAACTAGTGGCTTGTCACGCTTTGTTCGGCGGAAGGGTAAGTAGCCGTCGTGGAGGTGGGCGCGATAAGCTGATACCCGCATCAGGGATGCCGTACCCCCTTTGACCACGAGAGCATAAATGGCGAGTGCAGCGAGGGCCATGGCCGCGATCGCCGCGGCGATCGCGATCGTCCTCCCTACGCCCGGCTGCGGGGCTCGTTCGGGCCCGACCACGTACCAAGTTGCTCGGTCCGATGACGGGCGGTGCGAGTGCGAGGTCATCGAATACGTCGACGCGAAGGACTACGGCATGATGCTGGACCTTCGGATCGCCATGGACGGCCGGGAGGTGCTGGGCCGCTCGTACCTCGGGAATAAGCCTTGGGTCGGGAGTACGAGGCAATTCGTCGTCGGCCGGGTGGGGGCGTTCTACTGCCTGTCCGTGGCCGGGCACCCAGGGTACGCGCTCGCCGCCACGGACGCGACCACAGGGGCGGTCTGGTTCCAGTCCACTGACGAGCCCAGCCGTTCCATTGACGACACCTTCGCGGCCACCCCCTCGTGGCCGAAGCTGACCGACCTCAACTGGATGAACGCCTTCGTCCTTGCCGCGGGTCGGTAATCGGCGTGAAATGAACCGGCCCCGCCCCGCGCCCTTGCTCCCCGGTAGGATGCCCGCCATGCCATGCAAGCGATACGTCGTGACCCTCACCGGCGAGGAGCGCGGGCGTCTGGACGCGCTGACTCGGGCCGGAAAGCGGTCCGCCCGGACCGTCACACGGGCCCGCATCCTGCTTTTGACAGACCAGACGGAAGGCGGGCCAGGGTGGGAGGACCGGCGGGTGGCCGAGGCCCTCGGGTGCGGGCACCGAACGGTCGAACGGATTCGGGAGCGGTTCGTCACCGAGGGCATCGACGCCGCTCTCGCCACCCGGGCCCGGACTGCCCCGCCCCGACCGCCGGTCCTCGACGGGGCCGCCGAAGCGCGGCTGGTCGCACTGGCGTGTTCGGCAACACCGGACGGCCGCAAGGCGTGGACCCTGCGGATGCTCGCCGACAAGCTGGTCGAGTTGGAGGTGGTGACCGCCGTGTCGTATGAAACGGTCCGGCGGACGCTGAAAAAAATGAGCTGAAGCCGCACCTGCGGGAGCAGTGGTGCCTGCCGGGCGGGCCGTCGGGCGAGTTCGTGGCGCGGATGGAGGACGTACTCGACGTGTACCACCGCCCGTACGACGAGGATCGCCCGCTCATCTGCATCGACGAGCAGCCGAAGCAGTTGGTGAGCGAGACCCGGGTGCCGCTCCCGCCCCGGCCCGGCTTACCGGCCCGGTACGACTACGAGTACAAGCGGGAGGGCGTGGCCAACCTGTTCATGCTGTTCCAGCCGCTGCTCGGCTGGCGGTACGTCATGCCGACCGAGCGGCGGACGGCCAAGGACTTCGCCGAGGTGCTCCGGTGGCTGGCCGAGGACCTGTACCCGGATGCCGATCGCCTGGTGCTGGTCACCGACAATCTGAACACCCACTCGACCGCCTGCCTGTACGAGGCGTTCGACCCGGTCCGGGCGCGGCGGATCGCCGAGCGGCTGGAGTGGCACTACACGCCCAAGCATGGGTCGTGGCTGAACATGGCCGAGATCGAGTTCGCCGCCCTGTCGAAGCAATGCCTGGACCGCCGGATCGGGACGATGGCCCGGCTCCGCAAGGAGGTGGCCGCCTGGGAGGAGGAGCGGAACGAGCAGATGGTCGGAGTGAACTGGCGGTTCACCACGCCCGACGCACGGGTCAAACTCCGCTCACTTTATCCGTCAATCAAAGCGTGACGGCCTACTAGTGTGCCGCGGAACTGGCGTGACATGCTGATAAAGGTCTGGTCGTACTCGGTGAGGACGTTGGCCGCCTCATCGGCGCCGATCAAATGCGGGAGTGTCTCCGGCTTGATGCTTCGTTTCAGGATTTCAATCTCGACGAGGTGCTTGATCCCGCCGGCAATGAACTGACCGACTTGCTGCCAGGCGGAGTATGGGAAGTCAACGATGATGATGGCGTTCCGCGCGATGGCGTCGGCCAGGTTGAACGTCGATTCCGAAGCCAGCACCTTCGACGCAATCCCGGTGGACAGCACGTCAAGCACGCCGGTCAGGAAGGCGGTTATGATGGAGCGAGTTTTCGACGCGAGAGTGCAGATCTCTAGGGTGATGTACTCGTCGCAAATACGGAACGATTCTTTGCGGCCATCGGCATTGCACCTCGCAAAAGCCGTGCGTAAGCAATGCGAGCAATATTTATCCTTCCACGAAGCGAGTGTGAGGTCTTTTGGTGACCGTGGCAGGCTGTGAACCACCGCGAGGATATTTGCGGGCGTGACCGGCTCATCGGCCAGGAGCAGCAGCAGGATGACGACGAAGGCTTTCCGCTTGTACGAGTTAACCCAGAACTGGTCATCACCACCACCGGACTTCGCCCCTGACCGTGAGGAAATCTCGGCGAAAACGTCTAACGCTTGGGACATCATCCGAGCCATCGTGACTTCGTCTGCCGCACCCATTCGAAACGAATCGAAAAAATTCAGCCGATGGGCGGCCGTCTGGTCGATGACGATCACATCCTTCTCGCGGCCAGTTTTCTTGGCCATGGCGAGATAGTCGGCACGGTCGGAGGGCTTGGCACATAGCAGCGTGAGGCCGAAGCCCGACTGCATGGCGTTCCGCAGAATAGTGAACAATGGTCCACTAGTCTTGCCGGAGCCTGTTTGGCCGAGGATAAGACAGCCCTGGACGATGTCCCGGTTGCAGTACGGGACGCCCGTGTTGAGCTCCAAGAAGCGATTGTCGAGGACATCGTTTGTGCCGCCTCGGGCTAACTTGCCTGTGGCCGCCCGTGACGTGTAGACGCTGTGCGCAACCAGCGCAAGCGCGCAGAAGCACAGCGATGCCGTGATCAAAATCTCGTTCATTCTCCACCTCGATCTCATGGGTAACACTCCAGTTGGTTCGTGTGAATGAGGATCGGCGCGCACGCCGGAACAGAAGCGGCGCGAGGCCGCCAAAAAAGAGGGCTCATGGTTGTTGAGTTCCGAGAGAGAAACCCAGCCCCGCGATTGGGGCTGGGTGGTTGGCAGGGTTACTTTGGCGGCAGGTTACCCTGGGCGAGCAGAGCCTTTGGCAGGTCTTCCATGGTGTAGCCGAGAGCGAAGATCTTAACGGCGATCTTGACCACCTCGCGGCACGCACACTCCAAATCTTCCGGTTTGGCGTCGATGGGAAGTGTCCAAGAGAAGCATCCCCAGCGGATCACGATGAACATTCCGCGAGATTTCTTCTTCGGCTTCAACAGCGCCTTCACCTGCGCGAGCGTGTACCGATCTTTCGGCCCCATTCCCGAGAAAAACTCCAACGCTTCCGGCTTCGCCCGCTTCAACTCTGGGCTAGCCTGGAAGGGTAACTGCTTGTCGTGGATGCGTTGCTTTAGATCAGCAGGCAGGGCATCGAACGCCTTCAGCCGAGAGGCAACTGAAGCCGATACGCCGAACTTTTCCGCCGCCTGCGAGATCGTGCAGTCGTGCTCTTTGGCGAAGTCAGAGATGAGCTTCGCCGTCGAGGCAGGGTCTCTCTTCTCTTGGGTGTCCATCGCCAAGACGGCGGCGAGTTCCTTCTCGTCCGTGTCAATATCCTCGCGGATGAAGACAGGGACTACCTTCAGGCCAGCCTTCCTCGCCGCGCGTGCACGACGGTTGCCGCCGAGAATGCGAAACATTTTCGAGATGATGAGCGGTGAGAGCACGCCGTTTTCCTTGAGGCTCTCCGTGAGTTCGTCGAGCGATAGACCTTTCGGCTTCGTCGCTTCTCCGTCAGGGTCGCGGTCGTATTTGGCCACGAGGTTGTCGATGGGAAATTCAGGCACGTAGGTGCCGTTCGTGTTGCCACCGGCCAGTTGCTGTCTCTCGATGCGCGTAGCTTCCAATTGCGGCACCATGGCAGTCCTCCAGAATTGGGAATGGGGATGAAGGTGGCGGGAGGTGAATGCGAGAATCACCTCCCGAAGAACTGTTCGCCCAGGGCGCATGAAGGTCAAACGTGTTTTCCGCTCACTCAGGCTGATCGAGTCCAATGGAAGAGAGGGTGGAATTCTGCCTAAAAACCATGGATTGCTCTTGTGATGTTGTTGAGGATCATTCTTTAATTCACGAACCCGCCTGCTCCCCTACCGTCTCAGGAGCGATTCATGCAGTCCTTTAGTCTCTTTGCGGAATCGAAGCTCAAGGAGTTAGGAAAGAACGTATCCGATCTGGCATACGAGGTCGGTTACGGGAAATCCATCGCTTACAAGTGGATGACTAGCAACAGGTGGCCCCGAGAGGCCTTCGAGAGAATCTGCCTTGCCTTGCAAATCCCCGCGATGACGCCGGATGAGGCAGAGGTAGAGTACGAGATGAAGTTCTTCTCGTCGCCGAAGCGGCCTGCGACTGACCCGTTCGGTATCCTCGACCGGCTTCGAGATTTGCCCCCGACGTCACTCCGCGCTGCCAACGATTTGGTCATGGAAGCTTTCGGGCTTCTGAACAAAAAACACGCCGTCATCATCGCGACCACGACGCTTATTCCGGCTCCGTTCTCCACGGAGCCTGGTTCCAAGATGGCCGCCGCCGTCTGCCAGGCGATCAAAAACGGGTGCTGCTTCCTATTCCACACGCCCGACGTGATCAAGGTCGAGCAACTCAAAACTGACTTCGGTTCTAGCGACGGCGTGGAAGAGGTGGCAACTTTCAAAAGCGGCTTCACACGGCTTCGGAACCGTCTGATCGACGTCTTGGAGGCAGAAGGAGAGCTGGAATGGGAATCAAGAGCCGATTGTCACCTCCAAATAGTAGCCACGCAGGGAGCCTTTGACTTCGTGAGCGCGTCTGAAACGACGACGCTGATTTCTGAAAGCGGCGGCCAGACGAACTGGACGAAGCGGGTACTCAAGCGTACGCCCGGAACCCTCGGCAGGATCGACGTGCAGCCGCCGCACGACTTGAACGAAACGCGGATGCGCCGCTTCTATACGGCACTGACGCGCACCAAATTTGCTGACGGAACCCATGCCGAGAAGATGTTCCGTGACGAGTTTTGCGCGAGGCTTAGCGGTCACGCTTGAGCATGAAACTGTGTACTTGCAATCGAGACAAAACCGTGCTCTACCAAAAGAAACCCCGGCAAAGCTTCCACTTGCCGGGGCTGATTGCGACTGTAACGGCAGAACGCAACCGGTAGCTACCAGTGCCTTTTTGCCATACCTGGCAAATTGACGCAAGCGCTTTTTCCCCATGTGCCGTTCCCGGTTGCTGCTTCCCGTACCCAAAGCAGATATTTGTAGGCTCTGCTTGCCCAGCAACCTACGGCATGTACCGCATGGACACGGAGTAACGGGCGCTGTAGGCGAATGTTCTCGCAGTCAGAATAGCCTACGGCGTGGGTGCGCTCAAAAAAGCGCCCAATGCAGACGCCGCCTGGCGAGAAGGTGGTGGCCAGCGATGGCAAGGTAACCGAGTATGCTGCCGAAAGGCATGAGCTGACAGGGTGACAACCTCATGCTCAGTCCCCCATTGCGGGGATGCAGAAAAGGGCGGAGCTATGTCCCGATGGCAGGATTGACCTGCGTCACCAGACCAGCTGGCCGAACTCCGAAGGGAGCCGCATCGGGATCAACCCCACTCTGCCTACGTCAGTAACCCAAGTGGGACTTGAGCCTTCGTCAGAGCGGGGACAGCCTACGCCGGGCGATCAACCCCGGCGGCCTCCAGACCAACCCCCGCTACGCAGTGATCGGTCTCAGAGGTCTTGAGCGCCCACAAGGGTCAGGCACAATCCTGCGGGGCCTTGCGGGCAAGACCATGTGAGGAAATACTCAGCATGGCCTTTCTCGGCTCGATACCAAGGGCATCATCGATCGAGGCGATACTCCACCCGTTACCGGGTATGCCCTTGTTCATCCTGACGGACGCCAAGCACACGAACCTTGCCCGAAGCCGAGCGGATTGTCAACGCATTGAGCCTGGATAGCCTTCCCGGCGGGGATGAGAATGACTGCGCTTCCAAAAGTCCCGATGGCAAATTTCGCCCGCTACGGTAATATTCTGCTATGGAAGAAATCACACCGCCCCCGTTGATCCACTGCCAACGATACGTACAGGGCCTGATCTCCCAGCTTTGCCGAGTCCTCGATCATCCCTCCCAGGCCCAGGAGGCTATGGAACTGGCGGAGCAAACGGGGTTCAAGCGGATGCTCGACATGGTGGCTAGAAAGGACGACCCGCCGCAATCGGGGGACGAGTGGTTCAGGTCGCAGTTCCATTGAGCCGGTAGCCTGATCGACCGCCGCACGAAGGCGTCGGCACATCTCTGTCGTTGGGGCATGCTGCCCAGGTGAACGCAAGGGGCAAGCGCGAGCGTCGCCGAGCCACTAAATTCCCCGCTAACGCTCCTCGCGGGCGCTGACGCTCCAATTTAGCGTCCCGCCGACCCCGTGCCTTCACCTCCCCTGCCATGCTTCGTTCCTTCGCCGCCCTCCGGGGTATGTTCGCGGCTTTTAGCCGAAACATCCGCCCGAAAGGCGGTCTCTCAACCAAGTGAAGGAGACAATCCCATGAGCACCAACCAGTACCTATACCGCAAGACCGTAACCGAATCGATCACGTTTGTGGGTAAACCGCAGGAGGCGACCCGCCGCAATTTGATTTCGGAAGGCTTCACCTACGACACGAAAAGCCGCCAGTGGTACCGCTCAAACAACGACACCGCGGTCATGGAAGAAACCGTTGCGGCCACGAATGCGGCGTAGTAAACAGTTGGGGCCGGAGTGGATTCCGGCCCCGTACACCACCAACACATTGAAAGGGTAATGGTGATGCAATGCGAACTTAACTCCTCTATCGAACAAGAGTCAACAGCCCAAGACAACGGGTCGCAATTAGCCATGCTCCGGCGTTTGCCAGACGTGATTGCCGAGTACGACGAGAAAAAAGCTGCCCTTCCAGATGCCGTCGCAGCCTTCGAGGCCGCCGGAAGCGCCGTCAAGCTTGCCGCCTGCGTAGGTGGGACTTGGGGTGAAACGAGCATCGAGACCGGCAGTGTGTACGAGTCCCGGCTTGCCGAGTCGCTCTTGAAATCGGCATGGCGGCACATCTATCGAGGCCTACGGATCGACTCCATTGCCAGCGCGGCCGACAAGCGGCGATTCGATCAGGCGATGACTACCCCCGCCCCGTTCACGCTCGAAAACATCCGGGCGACCTTCGGCGACTTCCTGCTTAACCCGCGCGCAAACATCCTTCGGGGCCTCGCCGAGGTGTTCTGCGACCTCGACCAGGCGTACAAATCGCACGACAAGGTAAAAATTGGCGTGGTCGGCTTGCCCAAGCGGGTCATCATCTCCGGCTGCTCCAGCTCCTGCGGATGGGGGCAAGACAAACTCCGAGACGTGCTCAACGCTCTAGCGGCATATCAGCGAAAGCCCTTAACCACCTACCAAGAGCTTACCGCGCTGTTCAAAACTGAGAACGCCCTACTTGTCGAGTGGAAAGCAACCGACCACCAGGGAACAGAAATGACGTACCCAGCCCGAGGAGTCCGTCTTCGTCGATTCTCCAACGGTAACGGTCACCTTTTCTTCGAGCCGGATGCCTTGCGCGACATTAACATGGCGCTCGCGGAATACTACGGGGACGTTCTGGCCGACTGCACGGAAGAGAAACCCACGGAGCGCCGGGCGGGCACCGAAGTCTCAAAAGACTTGCAATATTACCCGACCCCGGCGGCGGTCGTCGAGCGGGTCCTGGGTGATGTTTACATCCGCCAAGGCGAGCGGGTGCTTGAGCCGTCTTGTGGCTGCGGTCGGTTCCTGGATGCCCTGCGGCAGGCAGGAGCTGATGCGGTCGGCGTTGAGGTTGACCCCGGCCGCGCGGCAATGGCTCGCTCCAAAGGTCACCGCGTTATGCTGGCGAATTTCCTAGAAACCGTCCCCACGGGTGATTATGACCACGTCGTTATGAACCCGCCCTTTTACGGAAAGCACTACGCCAAGCACGTCAACCATGCCCTGAAGTTCCTGAAGCCAGGCGGCAAACTTACTGCAATCCTGCCCGTGACGGCCCGATACGATCACGGGTTGCTAGATGGCCGGTGGTCAGACCTGCCGGTGGGGTCGTTCAGCGAGAGCGGCACGAACATCAACACGACCGTGTTGGCAATGTGGGCTGCGGCATAAATGCAACAGTGGCGGGGTTTCGGCTCCGCCACCTTAAATAATGTTTGATTATCACACATAAACGCTTTACGGTCAGTCTTGTCAGGCAATGACGCCGACCACATCGAAAGGAAATCCGATCATGTCCCAATTCAAATACCAAGAGCAATTCGCAAGTGACCTGACTGCATGTTGGCTGAAAGGCGACCGCAATCACGTGCGGCTCACCATTCGCGGATTGAAGAACAAGCCGCAGGCCTCGTATGTCGCTGCACGGATTGCATTGAATCTGGTTGAGGAAGGCAAGGCATTCGCCGGTGACTTCGTGAACTTCATGCATCCCAATCAATAACCCGTATCAAGGAACTGACAACATGTGCGTATCAAAAGTATTCATACCTACCGAATGGGATGCGACCCCATATGGCGACCACTGGGCATTTGCCTACACGACCGACACAGACGAACGGGAAGATTACGACTTCACGGTCGAGTTTCATGAGTCAGCAGGGGAAGAGGAGCAACGTTCAGTAATACGTTTGCTGGAAATGGCCCCTGCCATGCTGGAATCACTGCAAGAGTTGACCCGAATCATCGAAGCCTTCACTTACACCACCCAACTTGGCCGGACGCAAAAGAAGCGGTTGGATCGGGCGAAGGCAGCCATTGCCAAAGCAACCGGAAAGGGATTAGCCGCATGAGCCTGACCCGATGTGCCGAATGCGACACGATCCACGACACGGATGAGCATCCCGAAGGCTACTACGATCAACACGGCAAAGCCCGCGAATACCTTTGCGAGTGGTGCGCAACCGAAGAAGATGAGGAGGATGAGTTATGACCGAGAAAAAACCAGCAGTCGTGATGACCGCATCGGGACGTGTCAAGGAACACCCTTTCGGGGCGGACATCCGGGAAATCCTTGACGCCATCTTCAACGAACACCAGCGGGCTGGAAGTGATTGGGATAGGCCGACCAAACTCTTCATCGGCGGGGACTGCATCGTCGCCAGCGGGTTGTGCGACATCGCATGGGAGTACGGACGATTCAGCCAGAAGAAGATGGACGAGATGGACGAGGCACTCGACGGCTGGATCGCGCAGCGGTTTGGATGCAAGGAGAGAATCTCCGCATGACACCAGCCCGTTTCTGTACCCTCGCCGCTGTCATCGCCGGACGCTTCTGGCGTACTCAACTCCCGCCGTTGATCGGCAAAGGCCGCTGGATGGTCCGCACCTACGCCAGCGGCGAACGCCCGATCCCGGAGACGGTTGCAAAGCTGATGGAAATGCTGGCAAGTCAGTCGAATGACTAATCGCTGTTGGTGACGCTCGCCCCCACCCGGCGGGCGCTCGCCTTCGGCTCGCTTAACCTGCGCCGTTGACACTTCCGCTGATCCGCACTACCCCTCAAATGCTTGTCCGTCGTTTCCTTTCGGGTATCGGCGGGCAAGTTCAACCCGAAACGAAAGGACACCCCATGGCCCGGAAGAGAGCCACTGCCCAGGCGGCAGCCACCCAAACCAGCGAAGCGACAAGCCAACCGACCGCCGGCGACGCATACGACCAAGCAGCCGAACGGCACGAACAGGCCCGGCAGTCCGCCGAGCAACTCGCGGAATCAACCCGCATGCCCGAAGCCGCGAACGCCCAGCTGCGGAAATTCGCCCCCGACCCGATCAACTTCGAATCCGTCAGCCTGACCGACCGAAACGGCGGGCCGAAGATGACGCTCTACCGCAGCAACCGCCGCCAGGAACTCGCCATTCACTTCGACGAGAAGCCGGACGCCAAGTACACGGCACAGCTCCGCGAAGCTGGATTTCACTGGGATCGGGACGACGCGGTGTGGAAAAAGCCCATCGTTTCGGAGACAAAATGGAAGGATCACCTGGACGCCGAGAAGACATTCAACGCGATTGCGAACGCCATCCGTGCCGACAACGGCCTGGAGCCGACGAAGCAGATTGGCGTCTCCTAAATCGCCCCCTCCCTCACCCGCTCCCCCGCTCAAGCTGAGCGTCCGAAGCCCCGCCGCTTAGGCCACGGTATGTCGGTCGGGCCACTATTCGCGCACCCGACCGACATACCGCGACCACGCGACGGCAGAGCATCCGAAGCAAAGTCACTTGGCGAAGACCTGAGCCAAATCCTTGACCGCCTCGACCCCGTACTGATCCACTAAATCCTTCACCTGGCGCACGAACTCGACCGTATCGCCCTTAGCGGCCTTCCCGGTAGGCTTGGCCTCTGGTTCCACCGTCTTGGCCGTCCGCGACTTCTTTCCCTCGGCCTTTTTCTTTTCCGCCGTCTTGTACGTGCTGAACATGGCGGTCGATATTTCGATCCCGAACTCGGACTTCAGATAAGCCACGCCGTCAGAAGGGCTTTCTTTCCCGGCGGCGAGCGCCTTGCGCACCGCTTCGGCTTTGGTGATCGTCCCGGCAAGTGTTTTTGGGGTCGCCTCGTCAATTGTCGTCGCCACCTCCGCCGGGGCGGGTGCGGCTGCGGGTTTGCTCTTCTTGGCGGCGTCAGCCGGTTTCTTCTTGGCCATGCTCAACCTCATGATGAAAGGGGTTCAGATCAATATTGCCTATGTATCCGGCCATACAGATGGCGAACAGAGCATTAAGTCGGGAGATTTGCGGAAGATTTGCTCAAAGCTCGGATTTTGCTGGCGGTGCTGCCCGTTGACGCCAGGTCGCTCCAAACCTAATGTCTTCTCCCTCGGTCTGAGACGAGGTGAAGTGGAGCGAACCATGACGATTAAAGAAGTGATTGCGGAACTGACGGCGAAGTACCCGAAGGCGAAGCTAAGTCCGTCCGTGCAACACGGAACGGCTCTCACCCGAGCAACCAAGCTGAAATTCAAGAAGGAGAAAGGCTTCACGTTCGTCGGCAAAGACACCGACGGAACGGAGGTCATGGTGTACTACAACGACACCGCCGATGCGATCTCCTGCACCGAGATCGAGTCGTTCAGCGAGGATGACTAACCCGTCGGGGCCGAACTATTCGGATCGGGGCTTTCGGTCAACACCACGTCCTGGAACCGCTCGCCGACGGAGTTGTAGAAGAGGATCTTGTCGTCCTTCGCGCTCCACACGGCCGACGTGCGGAGCATCCGCGGCCCTTCGACGTGGAAGGCGTAACCCCAAATTTCGTCACGGCGTTTGAGCGGCGTCTTTACGAACGGCGTCAGATCGTAGTCCAGGTTGTCCCGTTGGCAAAGCGTCGCCCTCACGTAATGGATCAGATCGTCGAAGGTGGGGAGAGCCGTCGTCGTCTTGGTGTGCATGGCGGAGATGATCGGCAGGAGGCGGAGACGGCATCGGTTGGAAAGTTTGCCCGGCGGCCAATGTGCGAGATCGGCCAACAGCGTGTGCCGAGAGTAATGAATGGGCAGGAACGGCCAGCTGGGAATTCCACCGGTTGCAATCTTTTCCTGGATCATACGGGCTTCAGAGTGCCTGGGAATTCTCTCATCGCTGCGAAAACTCTCAGGCACCCGTCTACTCCCAACACTTCCGGCAATTTCCGCAATTCACATCCTTCGCCTTCTCTGATGGCCCTTCGTTTGGGCACAACACCGAAAGCGGAATCCGTTTCTTGCGGAGACGCCGGACTCGAAAGAGCAAATCGACCAGCTCCGGTTGCTCATCCTCGCCGACCTGGAGGTAAGCGAGTCGAACGCCGGGCGGGATTGAAGCGGGCACGCCAGTGTCGCCGTCGATGCTGTACCAGATTCTGGCCTGCCGAAGCTGGGCCATTTCTGCCAACACCGGGGCGATGTCGTCGATGCGATGCGACCTCGTGTAGAGATAGAACCGCACCTTTGGACACGCACGCATAATCGCCAGCCACTTCTCTGCGTAGGCCTTGCTGTACAGATCTCCCGAGCAATGAGCGCGAAGGACAATTACGCCTTTGCTTCTCACCTCGGCGATGACCCGTTTCACAAAGTCGTCACGCTGCGACTGGTCATAGTTCCAAGCCAGTCGATCCTTGACAGGCTTGAACAAATAGCGACCTCTCCGGCAATAGCACGCGCTTTCACAAACGGGCGATCTTCCGGGGCACGTCACCACAGCAGGCAGGTCGAAATGATGAATCGAGCTGCCAAGCTTCTGATTTCCTTGGAGAAGCAATCCTCTCACACAAGCAGTCATTTGCATGACTCCGCTCGCGTATAACCCCATGAATCACTTGTGAAACGCTCAAAAGTGAAGGGGTACGAGCGCCCAGTTGGCTCACGAAATCATGCTTCGCGCAAGCATGAAGAAACCTCTTGCAACGCATTTCAAAATGCGCTACGGTCCGGGCAATGAAGAAAGAATCCAGACACCAAGATTAACTAGGAGGGAAAGATGACGGTGAATGCAGAATTGGCGGACAGGTTGGCGAAGCGGCTTTATCCACATCCAGAGGTTTTCAAGTATCTGAGGGACCACGTTGACGTGCGTACCGGAAGTGACCTGGAATGCTTCGAGTTGGACCTTCTGACGGAGATGGTCGAGGTGCGGCTTCGGAAGAAGCTGGCGGCAGGATGATTATGGCTCTGACGGCGCGTGAAAGAAGTACCGACTCGGCATCCTTGGGTAAAGGGGCCGAACAGGGAACCAAAGTAACTGGGCTGTGGCTTACCCACCAGAAGAATGCACACGGAGTTACCACCCTCCGCTCTCTTCGGCTGGATGCAGCAGGTTCGATCCCTGCCAGAGTCCTCCAGTTTATGGCTGCGGTGGCTGTGCAACCAAGCACGAGGGACTCACGGGGTCGTGGCGGGATTGCCGTTCGACTCGGCGATCCGGTCCTGTTGGGATGCCACCGCAGTCACCAGAGAAACGGATAACGGTATGAGTGAAGACAAAAACATCTGCATCGACTGCAAAAGAGACTTTCGGGCCACCCGCGACTGGCAACGCTTCTGCACCCCCGTCTGCCGACTCCGCTCCCACCGCCGCAAGCAACGCGAGATCGAAGCCAGTGTCGTTGAGCAGAACCGTGTTGCGAGCGCGAGCGTGTTGTGAGAGAGATCATGGCACGCCGGTGTTCACGTTGTATCGCTCCTCCAGGTTTCGAGCCAACACCCGAGACCGAGGACATGAAACGCTGGGTTAATGAAGGCCGCCGCACAGCGGATGACGCCGTGTGGTCCTGTTTCTTGACTTGCACCGCAGATGCAATTCGGAACAGAACGACGAAGGGATGTCACGGGAGCGCAGTCTACTTCGGGGCGATCAAGCCAATAGCCGGAGAGCAGAACCGCGTGGCGAGCGAGAGCGTGTTGTGAACGCGTCGCGAACCCTATATTGCTGCGCCTGTCAGGCCGATGTGGCCGCCCGTCTCACGGACGGTCGTGAAGTATATCCCCACCGGGCCGACTTGGGCGACTTGCCCTTTTGGAAGTGTGACATCTGTCTCAACTATGTCGGCTGCCACCACAAGACCAAGGACAGGACGCGGCCCCTCGGCAACATTCCTACCAAGGAGCTGAAGAACGCCCGCCAGCACATCCACCGCATCCTCGACCCCATCTGGAAAGAGGGGAGGATGGCTCGCGGGAAATTGTACGCTCGGATCGCGGCCGAGCTTGGCGTTGAGGAGTATCACACGGCAGAGATTGCGAGCATCGACGAAGCGAGAAAGGTGGCCGTCCTCGTGAGACGCCTTGCAGTCGACCTGCGGTGACGAGCTTAGCTAAAGTAACGGCAAGTCGGAAAACTTGACTGTCAAGGTCGTCGCCAAATTGACGAACTCTGGGAAGGTTAATAGGATTGAGCCTAGCAAGAATAATCAAGCGATCCAGAGATCTTTCGATCTATTCGCATTCTGAATAGATAACTCGGAAACGGTGCGCCGAATGTTTGACAAAACCCAGGTGACCTACTTAGCATTACGTGAGATTGTTAGCGAGAAGACAAGGCCGATCATAGCATGGATTGGAGCAGGAGCAAGCGCACCAGCCGGGTTGCCGTCCTGGAAGCATCTAAAAGAGCAAATGTGCGAAGCCCTCGACGCCAAAGGCATTGCAAAAATCGGTGAGGACAAAGTACGGAATGATGCCCAAGCAGCACTGGTAAGGACGGAAAAGGATTATTGGGCCTCGTTTCAGATGCTCAAGGAATTTCTTGGCAAAACAACCTATCGTGAAACTATACGTCATGCATTAAAAAAAGCCGAATCTGCCACTATACCAGTAATATACGATTACCTATGGAAGCTTGGCGTTAATGGGATTTTAAATCTTAACATTGACCCTCTTGCCAAGCGAAGTTATAGCTCAGCGCGCCCCGGGAAGACACTTCATGACTTTGCAGGCAAATATGCCGCAAGCCATATGCATGTATTGCGATCCTCGCATCCATTTATCGCCTATCTCCACGGCCTCCTTGACGATGAATCAAGTTGGGTCTTCACTGCAAGCGAGCTAAATCAGCTTTTCGCCACGTCAGGCTACAAAGAGCTAATTACCTCGCTAGCATCAACTGCAACCTTAATATTCATTGGGATTTCGGCCGACGACACAGCCGCTGGCGGCCATTTGACTCGTCTGCGTGATCAGAACATCGATTTTGGCACGCATTTTTGGATTACTGATAGAAATGATTCCAGCGCCGACAAATGGGCTGAGGAGTCCGGAGTAAGAGTGATACGTTTTGCAAATGCCGACCGCTCGTTTGCAGAACTCAATCAGTTAATCCGCGACCTCGTCACCCACATCCCCCCGGAGCAAACAGCTGACCCTGTCGCTCCATCCGTACGTTCTACACATGAGCGGCTTGAGCTGCCACTCCCGGACGAATTAGAAAAAAGACATCCCGAGGAGATTCGTGAATTGTTAAATGACGCCGCGTCCGCAATTCTTGCAAAAACAGACGAAGCGAAATACTTAGAATATGAAAAACTGTGCAGCACATATGACAGCTCGGTCTACAAAGCATGGTATATCCGATCGACTCCTCCGGGAAATGTATTCGCTGGATACACGATAATTGAAGAAGTTGCGGAGGGCGGTTTCGGGACCGTATACCGTGGTGAGGATATCAACAAGCGTCAAGTTGCAGTCAAGATATTGCATGAAAAGGTCCGCCGCAAACTCGATATGCTGCAAAGTTTCCGGCGGGGTGTGGCAGCAATGAACATTCTAAGCGGGGCAGAAGTCGCCGGAATAGTCCCATACATCCGAGCCTCGGAAGTCCCGGCATCAGTTGTAATGGATTTCGTGGAAGGGCCTAGTCTAGCAGAGGCAGTGGAGAAGCGACTCGTAATAGAATGGGCGCAAATCCTGCGAATCGCAATTGATTTAGCGTATATTCTTAAGACTTCCCATGGACTGCCCCAGCGAGTGCTTCATCGAGATGTTCGACCATCTAATATTATGATTAGAAATGGCTATGTCCCAGACCCCTCTGAGTGGGAAGTAGTGGTACTTGATTTCGATCTTTCTTGGCATAAGGACGCCCTTGAACTCTCAGTAGGCCCTGGTAAATTTAGCTCTGGCTATCTGTCTCCTGAACAGCTTGTTGGGGACACAAAGACTTCGACGCGAAATGCACTGGTTGACTCTTACGGCCTGGGCATGACGTTGCTTTTTCTTAGGACGGCAAAGGCTCCAATACCATTCCAACACCGTCACGGCGAATGGAATCATCTTCTTGGCAAGTATGCGAATGAGAGTCCATGTCGGTCATGGCTATCTCTACCTAACAGATTTTTCCGACTAATTGAGCAGGCGACTCTAGAAACACAATTAAAACGATGGGGAATGACTCAGATCCACGGAGAGCTCTTAAGCTTACAACAGGCGATTCTCCGTCCTGCCGAACTCCGGTCTGCTGATTTATTAGCTGAAGAAATCGCATATCGATCTTTTGGGCTAGGTTACAAATGGGACGTGGACAAATCGGTGGCAATAATGAGCTCCCCCACAGGTCTGACAGCGAGATGTGTGGCTCACGAGAGAGACCGCTCAATCGCCATTGAGGCTTCTTGGAAGAAAACCGGGAAAGAGCAGCACGCTCGCATTAAGCAATGGATTTTTAATGCAGCGGACAATGCACGTTCACAATTACAAAAATCATCCTGGTCTAAAGTGACATCTGATCGCAATCAATCAGAAGTCACTGTCCGCGCGATTGTATCCACTGAGACAGCTGCACAGCATATGAACACGATTACCAGTGGCTTTATAAAGTGTCTTGATGCTTTAAATCCTGATTAATCAGACGAGATTTGTGTGTAATGTTTTAATTTGAGATTACTTCTACACGAAATTTTGTGACAACCGGCCGTTCGCTCATTCCGGGCGACCGGTTAGTCGTACTAAAATTCCGTTCTTCACCGCCAACGATGGCCTCGACGAACTCCCGTTTGTGCTGATTCAGCATGTGCATGAGGCAGTCCTTCGATGGAGCAAACAGCCGTCGCCCTTCCAGAATGACCCGGTGGCCGCTGAACTCGACGACCAGGCAGTCCTTGTCCACGAACAGCCGATAAAGGTGGGAATACTGAAACGAGTACGGCACGCCGTTCTGGTCGATGAACGTCACGCCGAGGCAGGGCTTATGCGTGGTACGGTCTTCCCCACCCTCGGAGGCCTTCGCCATCTGCCGCAGGTGTGGCGGAATGTCATCGTTCGTATCCATAGTCGAGTTCCTTTCGGGTGTGAGTTAGCGATCTGACTTGCTGCTTGATCTTGGTGGCGACTTGCCGGACGCGAGACATGAACGTTGCGCGATCCCTTACGGGATTCACCGGAACGGATGGTGTCACAGTGACCGACTCAGGCGGGAACAGGTCTTGAGCGTTCGCCTTCACCCTTTCCTTGGCCGCCACCTCGCGGAGGGCCTGCGCGTCGTCGGTGTAGACGTACACCTGGGAACGGCCGCGCGTGGCCGAAACGTAGAAGCTTTCCATGCTCGCCGCCGCGAAGCTCGACACCGGCATGTCCACCAGGACGCGATCTACGGTTCGGCCCTGCGAAGCATGCGAGGTAGATGAGTACGCATAAGCGAAATGCCCCACGTCTCTCGCGATCTCCCAGCCGTTACTAAGCTTGATTCGGCCGTCCTTGCCGAACCCGGTGACGGTGTAGATGGCTCCGTTGGTGAGTTTGTGGTTGCCGCTGGCATCTTTTGCCGACCCAGTGATGCGTATCGAATCACCGGCACCGAGGCGGATTGCCTCTTCTCGATAGAGACGATGTTTCCCGCTTCGTCCCGCCAGATCAGATAGGTTGGCTCCGTCCACGACAGCGCGCTCACCAGCCTTGTGATGTCCACTAGCTCTGACAAACTGGGCAACGAGCCCCGGCTCGTACACCTCGGGCTTGCCTTGCTCCGCCTCGGTAAGATTGAGCGGAACCAGCCGTTTAAACTCGTGTTCTTCATCCGTGATCGTCCCTTCCTTCTTCAAAGCCTCCCGGATGGCTTGATTCACACTCTGCCCTTCCGCGTGCGTTGGTGCAACCACGACGACGCTCTGCTTGCTCTTGACCGCCTCGACGTACTCGGCCGCCAGGAGCCGCATGCGTTCCGTGTAATCGGCTTCCGTCACCCACCCCATCTGGTCAAGCAGGTCGATGGCCTGGCCTGACCGCCCCTCCGAGAGCCGTTCCGACACGGACTTGTAAAGGCCCGATTGGCGCACCACGTCGGTGATCTCGGCAACCGGCAGTGACGCCCACTTCTGCATCGCCCGGAACGGCGAACCGGCTTCAACCGCGGAATGTTGTCGCGCATCGCCAACGAAGACCCCTCGCGCGCCGATTTTCTTCATGACGCCGAGCAGCTCCTGCATCTGCCGGTTGCCGACCAGGCTCGCCTCGTCGAGGATCACTACCCCGCCCTGCACCGCCTGCTGCATGCGTTTGTCCACCAGGAACCGGGCGACCGTGGCGGCGCCGTCATCGACGTCGAGCAGCTGATCCTTCGCCGTGTTCGAGATGGCGACCGCCTGGACGGAAAGCCCAGCCTGGCGGAAGGCATCGGCAGCGACCTTGAGCGAGGTGCTCTTTCCGGTTCCCGCAGCGCCCCTCACCATCGTGATCCGGTCGCGGGAGCCAAGGACGTGATTTACTGCCGCCCGCTGGCCGTCATTCAGATGATCCATTGCCACGCTCGGCTCCACCAGGTCGACGACCGCCGCGACCGTGCCCTTGCCGTCGCGGGCGAAGCGGATCATGTTGCGTTCACGGCCCAGCTCGACCTCGGTCGTGCATTTGTCGCCCTTCACCAGCACCCCTGCCCCGTCCATCGCCTCGCGCACGCCGTCCAGGTCAACGCCTCCGACGCCGTAGCGGAGGGCTTCCTCGACCAGCTTGCGTTCGCCGACGACAGCCGACCGCTCGAAGGCGTGGGCAACGGCGTACTGCATGGCCTGGTCGTTGGTGGGCAGCGGGGTGTTTGGACTTGTGAGTAAGTTGGCTAACTGTTGCCGATCATGTTCATCGAGGCGGCCCTCCCACAGCGATTGCAGCTGCTCGACCGAGATGTGAGGGGCTTTGCGTTCCCGCGTCTTGCCGCCCAGCTCGGCCTTGAACTGAGCCTTGATCTTGCCCCATGCCTCGGCCACTTCCTCGATCAGCTTTGTCCGGCGGCTAAACTTGTCCACCAGGTCGTTGCTGACGTGCTCCAACTCCCAGAACCGCCCCTTCCGCCGGATGCCGTAGCCCAGGTCGGTCGCCCCCTTCGCCAGCCGCGCCATGAACACGGCCTCGTAGTACCACCCCTGGGCTTTGATCTCGCCGACCTCGACCGACCGCCACTTCCCCTCCGCAAACGTGGCGTTGAGCACCGTGGCGTGGGCGTGGAGCTGGCAATCGGGAACTCCGCCGACAGGACGGGCGGTGCGATGCACGTAGGTCGCGATCAAGGCGTTGCCGGATTTCTCTGAGACCATCTCGCCGCCCACGCGGTAGCGGGTGATCACATCGGCCTCGACATCCTTCATCGTCTCGGCAACGGCTTGCTGGAATACGCCCATGAGCCGGTCGTCGTGGCCGAGTTCCATCGCCAGGGTGTAACTTTTTGGCGCGCTCCAGGTAAAGTCGTACAACACACGGCGGTTGTGCTGGTCTTTCGGCGTGAGCCGCTGGCCGGTGTTCGGGTCGCGGTTTTCGCAGAGGGCGTCCCATTGCTCCTTCGTGACCTCGCCCTTGAGGCCGAGCAGCTCCGCACCCTTTCCGCTCCACACGCCGGGCAGCTCCTGGCCTTCGAGGTAGTAGTCGTGCTTCTGGGCGTCGAAGTACGCCTTCGCGGCCGAAGCGTTTGATTGGGACGTGATGCGGAGCATAGTGGCCCCTGACGGAGGTTAGATGAGGCCGCCGATACGGTTGCCACTGACCAGCGCGCCATAACCCGCCGATTGATTGGCAAATTGGCGACTGTACTCGGCTTGTTTCTGCTGCTCGAGTTCGCGGTATTTTTGCTCCTGACGCAAGCGGAGTTCACCGGCTGTTGTGCCCGCGACGAGGATGCTGACGATCTCTTTTGGGTTCACCACAACGATGGGGGCGTCGGCAATCGTAATGAGGCCGGAGTGCCCGGCAGACTGGTAGTTGGTGAACAGTTCGAGGATGGGGTCGAGAGAGTGGTAGCCCCGGACGTAGGTGCCCGTCTTGGTGGTCGTGGTAACGGTGTATGGGGTGTCATTGGATTCGATGTCGTCGGTCATGAGGTGTCCTTCCGAGATGGTTGAGCCGCAGATATGAAGAGATGCGGCAAGCCATCATTCGGGCAGATCGAAGGAGAAGTCAAGCCAAGAGAAGGGAGGAAGAGGCAGAAGAGTAATAGTTATAAGTTTCTTTCAGGCGTCTCGCACGCGCTTCACTTTGTGCCTGGTTTTCGCGCGAAAACCGCCCACCCTCAGTCTTCCAGCTTCGGCCAGTGAAACGGCTTGCCGTCTCGCTGGATGATGCGGCATCGAGCGCTCGGCTTCATGCCTGCGACGTATTCGAGGCCACCTTTGTTGTTCGGCCCGACCACAAAATCACCCTCTTGAATATCCAGCAGGTGCAGGCTGTCGGGGTGGATCGAGAACTCATGTACCCCAAGCGCCTCACGAGCCCATTGAACGTCGGATTCATCAAAGAGGGTTTCTGCCTGTTCGCTTTCCGTTTCGTCGATCAGGAATTTCATCCCAAAATGCTTCACCATCCAAGCCGCCGCCAGCGGATCGTCGTAGTAGTACCGTGCTTCTGTCATAATAATCCATTAGTCATCGTTAAAAGTGCAGAGGTGCATTGCCAGCATCCCCAGGCCGTAAATCGCAGCCAGTAGAAGCCAGAATATCGGGTCGCCCATAATCTTCATGATTCTCAGTAGGTTGATTAAAACGGAATCTCATCCTCGTCCATCGGGCCGCTAGACTGAGCTGAATACGCCCCAGGCTGAGCAGAACCATACCCCTGCTCACCGCCGTGGACTTCCTTCTTCCCATCGAGCAGCACCAGCGTCCCGTTGAACGCCTGGAGCACGATCTCCGTCGCGTACTTCTCGACGCCGGCCTGATCTGTCCACTTCCTCGTCTGAAGCGAACCTTCGAGGTAAACCTTCGATCCTTTGCGGAGGTAATCAGCCGCCACCTTGCCGAGGTGCTCGTTGAAAATGACCGCGCGATGCCACTCAACTTTCTCGCGCCGCTCGCCCGTTTGACGATCCTTCCACGAGTCCGACGTGGCGACGCTGAGGGTGACGATCTGCTTTCCATCCTGAGTCGTGCGAACGTCGGGGTCTTTGCCGAGGTTTCCAATGATTATTGCTTTGTTTACGCTTCCTGACATGGCCCTGCTCCTGCTTGTGTTGCGAGTTGATATGTGCTGGTGGTGCCGAACATGGCGTCCTGGCGTTCGACGATCATCCCTCGTGTTAGGAGGCGATTAACACTATCCGATGGCACCTGTCCGTGCCCTTCTACGAAATACTCGACAGCCCCTTCTTTAAAGAACCGGTGCAATTCCAGACCTTTAAAAGCTGTGACACAACCACCGCAGTTATAGGGCGTCGTGGATCAAGATGCGGTAGCAGATGACACTGGCAGCCAGGGACGCGAAGGCATCTCGCATGACGCCGAGGCGATCATACCGGACCCGCATCCGTCGCAGGCCCTTGACCCAACCGATGGTCCGCTCGACGACCCATCGGACCTTGCCCAGCCCGCTCCCATGAGGCGTGTTCCGCCGGCCGATCTTCGGCTCGATGCCGAGCCACCGCAAGATCCACCGGGTGGCATCGCTGTCGAACCCGCGGTCCGTGTACGCCTCGTCCGGCATCTCCTTCGGCCGGCCCGGCTTCCCGCCGACGCGGGGGAAGTCGAGGACCAGGGGGATGATTTGGGTGTGGTCGCTCTCATTCGCTCCGGCCGTGCGAATGGACAATGGCACACCCGACCGGTCGACCATCAACGTGTGCTTCGTGCCCGGTTTCCCGCGGTCGACGGGGCTCGGGCCGGTCGCCTCGCCGCCCCCGAACGCCCGCACGTAAACGGAGTCGATGACGACCAGGTCGGTGTCGAGCTTGCCCGCCTGGCGGAGCAGCCGGAGCAGGTCGACGTGCAACCGGTCCCAGATGCCGGCCTCCTCCCACGCCCGCAGTCGGCGGTGGGCCGTCCGGCCCGAGCACCCGAGTTCGGGCGGCACGTCGGCCCACCGGACGCCGCTCGCCAGGACGTACCAGATGACCCGGAGGACGGCCCGGTGGCCGACCCACGGCCGCCCGCCGCGTGATCCGACGGGCCGCTCGGGCGGCAGGTGGTGGGCGACGACCTCGTAGAACTCATCCGGCATTCGTGCACTCGCCATGGCAGGAACCTCCACGATGGGAACAGTTCCACCGCCGTGGCGCAAAGGCCGTGCCGAAAGGTTGTGTCACAGCTTTTTACCGAGCAGGTTGACGATGGCTTCCCGGTTTCTCCCAAGTCGTTTGATACTCGCCGTCATACTGGTGTTCCTTCCTGGTTGGCGTTAAGTTGGTAGTGTTCGTCCGGCGACGGGATGTCAAGGCCGTACTGGATCGCCCAGGCACGGATGCGCTCGACGTAGTCGCTGAATTCCATCGTGGTGAGCTTGGCCGACGAGCCGATCGTGTGCATCACTTCGCCGTCCGGTGTGACGACGACCTGCGAGAGCTTGCCGACGTGCTGCTTGAGAAACTCGTGAACGTCATCGGCATCGACCATGTTGCCCGCGTCGCGGAACATCTCGGTGACGCCGGCCACAACGCAGCCCCAGTAATACCTGTTCTGCTGGCCCGACCGCGTTCGCTTGCGCTCGGCCACCGTGAGGATGAGATGCTTGCCCTCGTGCTTGCGGATCGTCGCGGCAACCTTCTCGCTGACGTGCTGGGGCAACCTGCCGTTCTCGACCCGTCCTGTGAACTCGATGCCCTTGGTCATAAAGTCGAAATGATTAGCAAAATGACATAGATAACCGCCAGGAATGCCGAAATCGTCTTTCCCAATTCATCTCTCGCTGACCATGTGCCGACGGAGTAGATGGCGATTATGATTGCATAAAATTGCTGATCGGTCATGCTGCCGTACTCCCCACCCGTGTGTTCAGATCAGACCTGAGCCGCTCCATTTTCTTCTTGAGCTCCAGGGCGTCGGTCGAAGCGTTCGCCCAGTATTGCTGGAGGCTGCGGACGTTTTGGTCTTTCCAGAAGTCGAAAGCCTCAACGCTATCGAAGGCACCGACATACTCCATAACCCGGTCGGCGAACTTACCGAGGGGTACGAGCTGCAACCCCTCCGACATCTCGAAGATGGCCGGAATTGTGTCGTTTGAGGCGATCCGTTTGAGGCGTTCCTCCTTCTCGAATGCTTCTACCGCCTCAGTAGCTGACATGTCGAGGTACACTTTCGCCATCTCCTCTTGGACGTACAGCCCGCTCATGTCTTCCGGCCAGCCCCGCCGCAGCGCCTGGGCTTCGGCGCATTTGCCCAGCATGACGTGGGGCATATTCTTCCAGTTGCCGTCTTTCAGCAACTTCTTCCCCTTCGGCACCCGCTTCTTCTTCGGTTTGCCAGTGTCTTCCCACACGTCACCCGTGTCGATCCAATCGAACGCGGCGTAATCCAATGGCGCGAATTCGTCCCAGCGAGCTTCCCCCGCAACGGGATACCATTGCTTATCTGGTCCGTATTTGAACACCTTCACCACGGCGCGCACCAGGCCTGCCGGATTCGTCTCAGGGTCTTTGGCGGCTGGATCAAACTCGAATCGGGTCTCTTCCTCCGCCGGGCGGTAATCGCCGCATCGCTGTGCCTTGGCGCGGTAGCCGTCGATGCTCGTGACGATGACGAGTTGCCGCTTGTCGGGCTTGTCCTTGTTGTAAACTTGGGCAAAAATCTGCTTTTTGAACGGATCGAGCCCCTGTTGCTTGCAAATCTCGATGAAGAGGTTGAATTCGTCTGTGTTGCAGTCTTTTGCTACCGTGTGCTTGATTAGCGTGAGTTGTGGTGCGGTGTACCCGCGTTGAGCGATCTCGTTCATTACTTCCTCCTGATTGTCAGCGAAATGGTACCGTTACCGAGCGACACCCCCTCCAGCACCTCCCCGTCTTGAAGCACGGCTTCACGGACGGCTTTCTTGTCGAGCTTGGGCGGCTGCGGAATGAAGAACCTTGACGGGAGGGCCGACTCGTCGGTGACGACGATATCGGGTTTCTTCGAGGAAACGCTCAATGTCAAACACGGCGATGGGATGGTCTTCTCGCTGCGGATATCCATGCACTGTAGCACGATGGTGCGGAGTGCCTCAGCGGAGTGCAGCAGCCGCTGCTTGCGAGATTGCAGTTCCTTTATCCTCGCCTCTACTGCCTCGGCCTGGTGCTCCCGCTCGACCGCTTCCTCGGCCAGCTCCAAACACAATGCCTTGAAGTCATCGCACTCGTTCAGGCCGTCCGACAAGTCACTGAAATCGGCCGATTCTTGCGTGTAGCGAAGATCGCGCAGTTGCTTAATTTTTGAACGGATCGTCACCGTCTCTTCAGTCATAAGCGTTCTCTCTACGTTTGGCTGCATTGTCACAGATGCTTCCACATGTCCAAGTGAAGGAGGAGGAGCACCACGCAAGGCGCCGCGACAAGTGCGAACATGCCCAGGACTTCGAGGCAATACCTGAGAAACAGGGCTATCGATTCGAGTGTGGTAGAGACGGGTTTTGAGATGTGCATAAATCCTCCTATGCTGCGTTGAGACGATTAGCCGCCAGTTCGGCTGCCCGGCGAACTTCGAATTGCAACTGCCAGCGGGATTTCCAAAGGCCGATGTACCGTCCTGCATCCGAGAGCCGCGAAGAAATCCGCGACATATCATCGAACAACATGTCCGACACGGCATCATGGAGCTGGGCTTCCAGGTCGATCCAATTCTGCTCCGTGAGCGGGGACTTAATGCCATCCGGGCATTCGTCCTGGTAGCGGGCAACGCACGCGACCATCGCGTCCACGCAATTCTTGAGCTGCCCGTTCAGGTAGAATTGGTAGCTGACGGCTTCCTCGTCGGTCATTGAGTTTGAAGTGTTCGTCATAAAATCTCCTGTTGACTTGTTTTTATGTACAGTGTAACTATTGGGTACACTAAAGGAACAAATACAGTCCGTCAAGCGGAAAGTTACACAAAAGGTACATGCACTATGGCTAAGAAGCATTTCTCTATACCAGACAATATATTAGAGTGGCTGGAAAAGGAAGCAAAAGCCGCAGGAATGCGTCGGAGCCAATTTTTGGCACACCTGCTCATGAATATTATGCAGGCTCGCAAATGAGCGGCCTTCTGTACACGATAACTTGTATAGCCAATAATCGGCTATATGTCGGATGCACAACATACTTTCCGGCTAGAAAGAAGGCTCACTTGTACCATCTGCGGAAGGGGACACATGTAAATAAAGAGATGCAATCTGACTATGCCAGCTACGGGGAAGGTGCTTTTGTATTTGACGAGATCAAATACACCTCCGCATATATGGCGGAGATAAAACTAATACGGAAATATGCGAAAACGCATTTGCTGTATAACATCAACGGCCTTGGGTTTTCAACGAAAGGCATCAACAAAGATCGGATGAAGGCTCATTGGGAAAGAAAATTTAGGCATGATGCCCAGTCGCGAGCAAGGAAGGCCAACTCAGATCACAACTTTTAGGGAGTAGCTGGGTGCGCCAGCTCATCATCCGCACGGTTGAGGCCGAACTGGAGAAAGCGTGACGGCCGTTAACGACTTGTAAATGAATTGATGGTATATCCTGGCGGCAACGATTCAGGGAGGAATTCATGCAGCCAGCCGCACCCAAGCCATCACCGAAGAACAGCTCCATCGAGTTGGTCAAGAAGCACATCCAGGACAGATCACCGAACCGGCCGCACTGGACGCAAGTCAAGCTTAGCGACGAGATCGAGGCACTCTGTGCCGTGCTCGACCATTTCAACTCCCTGCACTTCTCCGACCGCGACCGCCTAGCCAAGAAGATCGACCCGAACCACGGGCGGCTCATCCACCAGCCGGAGCATAAGGGCGGATACGATGCCGCGTAGCCGGGCCAGTTGGGGGCGGAAGGGCAAATACAACAACACCCGCACTTGCGTTGACGGCCTCTGGTTCGACAGCAAACTGGAAGCCGCGCGCTGGCAGGAACTGCTGCTGCTCCAGAAGGCCGGTGAAATCATCGACCTCCGCCGCCAGGTGCCCTACCGCCTGGACGTGAACGGCATGCTCATCTGTCGGATTGTACCGGACTTTCAATACGTCGATAAGCGAACCGGAACGCAGGTTGTTGAAGATACGAAGGGAATTGTGACCGCCGATTGCGCAATCAAATTGAAGCTCTTGAAAGCCATCCACGGCATCGACGTGCAACTCGTGAGGAAGAAATGACCGAAGAACAATCCCCCTTGTACAAAATGCGGTTCGAAATCGAGCTCGTCGAACTCATCGAGCGGGGGCATACCCCTCAGCAGGTCGCCGCTCAGCTCGCCGTTTCGGAATACACCGTCCGGCGCGTGTGTCGGAAGCACCGCGTTACCGTGGAGGCAGAAAAACGCCGTCGCAAGCCCCGGCTGGAGCTCAAGAAGCTGATCCCGAGCAAGAAGGATGATTTTCTCCCCGTGGGGAAATTGGCTACCGAGAAGCCCGACCCAATCCAAATCGCCAAGGAGTCCCTCATCGACGCCTACTTGCTCAAGCTGACGAAGCCGATCCTCGACATCCGCGACGACGGCTTCTACCTCCGCGGCAAGCCGGCCAACCTGTCGGACGTGATGAAGGAGACGAACCGGCATCGTATCGGCTGGGGGCTGGAGCAGGTCGTCACGAACCCGGCGTGGGCGGTGTGAAGAAAGTGGTTGCGGTAACGCATGACTTATGGTTTGACTTGGGCAGAGGGGAAGGCCGGTGTTGCAACGCCGAGTCTCAAATTAAATCCTTGTCCGATTCTAACCTTGAGCGCCCTTCCCCGCCTCGGTTCCGCGGGCGAGTAAGGACAAGGTATTATGGCAGAAAACAATCAGTGGTATCCGTTTTACACAGGCGACTACGCCCGCAAGACGGCTCACCTGTCCCTGCTTGAGCACGGAGCCTACCGTCTCCTTCTCGATCACTACTACGCCACCGGCATTCCCCTCCCGAACGACCATGCCAAGCTCTTCCGAATTTGTCGGGCGAGGACACCATCCGAACGCCAAAGTGTGCTGTCGGCGGCGAGCGAATTCTTTATCGAAGATGGAACGCTGTTGCGTTCAAAAAGATGCGACCGAGAAATCGCCAAGCGGTTGAGATTCAAAGATTCACAAACTGCCAAGGCAAACATCCGGCACTCCCGCGGCACTCCCGCGGCACATGCCGAGGTGCGTGCCGAAACCATGCCTACTACAACCACAACCACAGATAATAAGGGTAAGAAACCCTTATTATATTCAGGCGAGTTTGAAATCTTCTGGAGTGCCTATCCCGACCGAGCTGGAAGCAAGAAAGAAGCGTTTAAGTCCTATACCGATTCACTAAAAATTGAAGGAGTTACCAATGAAACCATTATCCGAAGTGTTGAAAGATATTCCCGCTACCTTGCTGCAACAGGATACACGGCTGCCCACGCAACAACTTGGCTTAACCAGCATCGCTGGGAAGGCGACTACTCCATACCAAACCAACCATTTAGACTCTATGGCTCAGGAAACGGGATACCCGTTGACCGTAGAGACGCAGCAACCCGTGCAAGAGACGAGGGAGTGGCCCTCATCGAAAAGCGAAACAGATTGGCGATGCAGGCCGATCAATCAGACGCTCCAGGGGCAGAACGAACTCACAACCATGCTCTTCCAAACCTACGCTAGCCAAAAGAGCTACGGCGACAAGGCTGAGATGATGGAGTTCAAGGATAGCATGTTCCAACTCGTCTTGGGCAAATACCAGTTTGCCGACGTTAAACAAGCATTTATCGATCACGTCAGCCGAAAAGCAGATTTACCTACCCCGTCCGACATCGTGAACATCATCGACCCTCCCAAGGAAAAGTTATCGCAGGCAGTCTACATCGACATTAAACGGCGAATGGCGATGCCAAACGAGTATGTTCCCGATTACGAGAAGAAGTATTGCCGCGAATTCGAGGCTCAAGAACTGGCGAAGATTGGAGATTGACATGATTGACGACAACCTACTGGAGAAGTGCCGCAACATCGTCCGAGCGACCGTCAGCAATGCTGTCTACGCGGTTGCCGCCTTGACAGACGATGAGTTGATTCAGGTAACAGCGCTGGCGTGGCTTGGCCGAGAGTTCAGCAAAGAGTGGGGTGAGGCGGCTTCCAAGATGTACGAGAAGCTTCTCCTCGAAGCCAGAGCTAAGCATGACCACGCGAGCATCGAGTACCTGGTTGCCAAAAACAACGTCTTGCAAGCTTACATCGGTCGCGGCCTCGATCTACTCGGGTTAGACGTGTTCGATTACGACAAGGCCATGAGGATCGCGCAGGAGAAATCCGCATTTAGCAAACCACCAACCGAAGGAGCCTATCAATGACCGCGTTAGACTTTATGAGCAACAGCCCGTACCTCGCGCTCTTCCGTTTCTGGCTGATTTTGAGGATAGTTACCGGGATCGCGCTTGCTCAGATTCGTCACCTGAATATCCGTTTGGCGGGATGGCCACCCGCGCACCTCGACGCAGATGGCGATTTCGAATGGCAGCCACCATCTGACCGCCAGAACATCGCTAGAATGTCGCAAGATGACGATTCATCGGACAACGAAGCGATCAAAGAACGCCACAGTAAAGCCGGATTAGGAAAAAATGAACGAATCAGTTGAAGCAACTCTCAGCTACTACGACCGTGGCCACTTGGCGGCGAATGACGTGTTGAGCGTGCTCTGCAAACATCTCGTGGATATCCCAAGCGATTTCGAACGGACTTATTTTGCCCTCATCCAGCACCGGAACCCGGAGATCAACATTTTGGCCGGCCGCCTGAATTTGTTTTTCGAATCATATCAAAGCGAACACCTCGAATCATCACATCAACCAAAGGAGACCACATCCTGACCTGGATTTATCTGCTACTCGGCGGCATCGTTGCCTACCTGATTCTCGCAATCTCCCTCGTGTTCGCTTTCGCGTGGGCGTTGGACCGTACAAATGGGGAGGAGGGGTTGTGAACGCAATCGAGAGCTGGGCCTCGGCGCGATCAAAGCATAATCTTCCCGTTCGGGAACAAAACGCCCTCATTGATGCTAATACTTCCCGAATGTTACCGAGCGGGATGAATGTCCGGAATTGACGAGAAGAATCAAAGGCATGCTCCGAAGTGCCGAGACCCAAACCGTCGCGTCTCTCAGGGCGAGGTTGTGAGCTTCGGAAGAATCGTTTCGGACTCGGGCTTCGGGGCTTTCTCATGCTTCTTTTCCGGCACAGGCGCGGGTGGGGTTGGCACGAAGCCCTGCTTTGTCTCGGGCGTTACGGACTGAGTTGCCGGCGGCGTTGGTAACTTGGTCGTCGGGACCGGGGGTGGCACCGGCGGCGTAGAATCTTTCACAGGCGCAGGCGTTGGCGGTCCCGGCCTGAGCGGTGAACGTATAGGCCACCTTGGTGAGTATGCTGTCCAGGCAGAGCTGGAGACGGTGGAGAGCGTCAAAGGAGCGAAGAAGCTTGTAAAGTGCGCAATTGAAGAAGCAGTGCCATTTTAATCGATACTTAATTCAACTTTAGGTCGTGCTTTTCTATAGTTCTCTATCAACTCAGGTTTAAATTGTTTGCTCTTTATGAACAATCTCTTTAATTTTGGAGCCGCAATTAGCATTTCTAGTCCTTTCTCAGGAATTGTCGCATTGGAAATGTCTAGTGAGTCTAACTCTGCAAAGTGACACAACTGGTCAAATGACTTTTCAGTGAGTGTGGCATTGCCAAGCCGCAAGAAGTGCAGGCCGCGCAAGCTTGCGAGAATCGGTATCGAGTCGTCGGCGACCTCTGCACTTGTAAAACCAATGAAGTCCAAGTTCGGAGCTGCGGAAACGATATCTTTAATTCCCGAAATGTTTATCGGACAACCATACAGGTACATGCCAGTTAGTTTCAGAAGTGGCCGTACCGACTTGAAACCGGTGCCCGTAATCTTGTGGCCCTGCAGGCCCAAAGACATAAGGTTACTCAAATTTCCAAGTTGAGATATTCCTGCATCGGTTATCGCGTCACCTTCCAGTGTAAGAATCACGATGGATTCAATCTTAGAAATGGCTGCGATTCCCAGATCATCGACGCGTACGCCTCTCAGATTAATTTCCCTTAGCTTGCTTAAGCCTGCCAAGTTCTGAAACCCCTCTCCACTGATCGTGAGCGGTTCTTTTTTGGGGCCTGTTATATCGATACCAGTTAACCCAGTTAGGTTTTTGAGCTCACCAATCCCTTTGTCGGTGACTACTAGTCCTGCATTTCCAAGCCATAAACGTGCAAGACAGCGAAGTGAATCGAGCTGAGCCATCCCCTTGTCGCTAAGGGGTATTCCGATCGTCAACTGTGTAACTCCTGCAAGCCGGAGCAGCTTAAGAAAATCAGGGCGAATTCTACCATCGGCATCGAGGTGACGTGGATTGTATATTTCGATAGTCAGTTGACTCGGGCCGAAATCGCGACAATCCAACTCGGGGTCTATTATCTTCAATTGCTGTATTGCTTCATCGGCTTTTTTGGCCAATCGCTGAAGTTCTGGATTGTTATTTACGTCGTACATATACTGGCGCCAGTTGTCATCATAGGGATCGCCGCTTGGAGCCCTTGGTGCTGGCACTTGGGCCTTCGCTTGGGCCTTCACTTGGGCTTTCGCTTGAACAGGTTGCACAGGCAGGACGTTTGGCCCTATTTGAGGAGGCTTCTCATTGGCTTGGACTCGGCGGGGCATTTCCTGCTTGGCGTCCCCGTTGCAGCCGAATAGGCAGGTAATCGTAAATAGGCCAAGCCATGTTGAAAGAATACGCATGGCAAACTCCAATCGAGGTATTAGGTTCTGCCGATTCTGTTGCGGTCTCAGAAGTGGCAATTTCCCCTTTCCTCAACATAGCATTTTATTTTCCCGATAACTTCTGAACAAATGTGCTTTTGCTCTTCTATCACTCACCTCAGTTAACTGAAACTTAACCCAAGCCGTGCTACCCTCCCGCGAACCAGGGAGGGTGCATGCGTTACGAAGAACGAATCGAGCCGACGCCGGAAATGCTCGCAAAGGGCACGGTCATCATCCACCGGGACTCAGACGGCAACTTCCTCTCCGCAGAACCACGGCACATCACAATCCTGCAATGGCTCGACGACATGCGGCTCCTGTCGCCGGAGTGCGTGTGGGCGGCGCACCGGTACATGGCCTGCCAGCACGCCTACGAGCGGCGCATCCGGGGCAAAGGCACATTCCTCGACCGGAGCGTCGGGGAGGGTGAGGGTGATCCATTCGAGCCGACGATGGCAGATGATTACTTGAAGATGGTGCGACGGCTTACGCGGGATGATGCCTCGGATATCGACCGAGTTTGTCTTACCTATTTCCTGGTAAGCAGCCGGTCGATGCTGTTTTCGCAACGTAAGCGCTTCCAGGAAGTCTTTGAAAAACTGGCGGCAGCGGTGGAAGCTGTGCATGATTCACGGGTGAGAGAAAACTAATCACTCACAAATCTTACGCCTTTCACCCCAGCGTGTTGCCGGGAAAACCAGAAGTTGAACAAATCGCTCCGTGGTCGAATCTTCACCGTGGCGGCCTGAAATATCTGCCGCTTGCTGTCCAGAAAATCGTCAGAAAGGGAATTTTCGACCTGGCGAGTGCTCACCCAGGCGGATTTGAAACGCTTTACCTGACGCGCGGCCTAGGAATCATTCAAGCTGGTCCTCGATCACTTTCCCACTTGCGCGTAAAGATTCAATGTGGTAGTCCTGGACTTGCGTGACGGGTTCGTCGCGCCTGAAATTTGACTCACAGCCTAAAGCTCAACCTCACCCGCCAACCCACGGCGGGTTTTTTTCATTCCTCTATGAACCTGACACCAAAGCAAGAGAAGTTCGCTCAGAAGTACATCGAGCTGGGTAATGCGGCCGAAGCGTACCGGCAGAGCTACGACGCAAAGAAGATGACCGACAAGACCACCTGGGAGGCGGCATCTCGATTACTCGCCGACAGCAAGGTGGCTGCAAGGGTTAACGAACTTAAAGAATTACACCTTAAGGCTCACGTCGTCACGGTCAATCGTGTGCTGGAAGAGTACGCGCGATTGGCGTTCGCCGATGTGCGCAAAGCGTTCGACCCGAAGGGCAATCTTAAACCAATACACGAGATTCCGGACGACATCGCCGCAGCCATCGCGGGAATCGACATCGTCGAGAATCAGTGCGGTGCCAGCATCTCGGCCGAAGGGATTCGAGCCGTCGAGAGCTATACCAAGAAGCTGAAGTTCGCCGACAAGAAGGGCACGCTCGACAGCCTGGCGAAACACCTCGGCATGTTCACTGACACAATCAAGGTCACGCATGACTACGAAGAAATGACCGATGACGAACTCATCGCTCTCGCCCGAAGCAAGGGCATCGTTACTGGAGAAAATTCGCCTCTCTGAGGAGATCGCGAAGCGCAAGCGGGAGAACCGCCTCGCGACGTACACCCCGTATGCGAAGCAGCGGGAGTTCCACGCCGCCGGGGCGACTCACCGAGAGCGCCTGTTCATGGCGGGCAACCAGCTCGGCAAGACCATCGCGGGGGGCAACGAGGAGGCGATCCACGCCACCGGCCTCTACCCCGACTGGTGGACTGGCAAGCGGTGGGAAGACCCCACGAAGTCCTGGGTCGCCGGCGTCACCGGGGAATCGACCCGCGACAACCCGCAGCGGATTCTCCTGGGCGAGCGCGGGGCGTTCGGCACAGGCGCGATCCCCAAGCGGTGCATCCTCGACTACGCCTCGGCCCGCGGCATCCCCGGCCTGGTCGATACGGTCCAGGTCAAGCACGTCTCCGGCGGCACGAGTTACATTGCGTTCAAGTCCTACGAAAAGGGCCGCGAGAAGTGGCAGGGCGAGACGCTGCACCGGGTTTGGTTCGACGAGGAGCCGCCGCTCGACATCTACATCGAAGGCCTCACCCGCACCAACGCCACCAGCGGCATCGTCACGGTGACGTTCACCCCCCTGCTCGGCATGTCCGACACGGTGCTGCGGTTCATCGGCGACGGCGAGGCCAAAGCGCCAGGGACGCACGTCACCAACATGACCATCGACGACGCCGAGCACTACTCACCCGAACAGCGTGCCGCCATCGTCGCGAGCTACCCGCCGCACGAGCGCGAGGCGCGGGCGAAGGGCGTTCCGATCCTCGGCTCGGGCCGCGTCTTCCCCATCTCGGAAGAATCGATCCGCATCGACCCGATCACGATCCCGGCCCACTGGGCGCAGATCGGCGCGCTCGACTTCGGCTGGGACCACCCCACCGCCGGCGTTCGCCTCTGCTACGACCGCGACGCCGACTGCATCTACGTCACCCACACCCACCGCCTGAAGGAAGCCACGCCGGTCATCCACGCCGCCACGCTCAAGTCCTGGGGCGACTGGCTCCCGTGGGCATGGCCGCACGACGGCCTTCAGCACGACAAGGGGTCGGGCGAGCAACTCGCCGCCCAGTACAAGGCGCAAGGCCTGAACATGCTCCACGAGCGCGCCACCTTCCCCGACGGCAGCAACGGCGTCGAGGCGGGGATCATGGAAATGCTCGACCGGATGCAGACGGGCCGGCTCAAAGTGTTCTCCACGCTCACCGAGTGGTTCGAGGAGTTCCGCATGTACCACCGCAAGGACGGGCTGATCGTCAAGGAGCGCGACGACCTCATGGCCGCGACCCGCTACGGCGTCATGATGCTCCGCTACGCCAAGACCCGCCCCGTCAAGCGGACACCGACCACACCGCACGCGGGTGCAAGCACGAACGCCTGGATGGCCCGCTAACTTTGAAACGAGACCGATGAAGCCAGAAGCCGACGACACCGCCGCACCGCAAGAGGGCGACGGGAGGGCCGCGTCCCGCCGGAAGAAGAAGGACGACGAGAAGTTCCTGGCGAAAGCCCGCAAGCAGTTTTCCCAGGCGATCGAAGCCGACAACGACAACCACCGCCAGTACGTCGAGGACACGACCTTCTGCTCCACCGACGACCAGTGGGATGACGCGGTTAAGATTTTGCGAGGCCGCGACCGCCCGACGATCACGGTCAACAAGCTCAACGGCGTCATCAAGCAGATCATCGGCGACTACCGCCAGAACAAGCTCTCGATCAAGGTGCTGCCCGCCGGTCAGGAGGCCAGCGTTGAGACCGCCGACATCCTCGCCGGGCTCATCCGGAACATCGAAGCCCAGAGCAACGCCGACCAGGCGTACACGAACGGCTTGGACTGCTCGGCCAGGGGCGGCTTCGGCAACTGGCGGGTGATGACCGACTATTGCGAAGACGACACGTTCGACCAGGACTTGAAGGTCGTCCCGATCTTCAACCCGCTGACCGTTCACTGCGATCCTCTGGCCAAGCGCATCACCCGCGAGGACGCCCGCTACTACTTCATCACCGAGAGCGTGCCGAAAGAGCAGTTCGAGGCCGACCATCCGGGTGCGAAAACAGGAGCGTTCGACGGCATGGACGCCGATGACAAGGCGAACTGGTCGGGCGAGGATACCATCCGCATCGCCGAGCACTTCGAGAAGGAGCAATACGAGGTTCGCCTCGTAGCCTTCGACACCGGGCTGGTGGTGCCGATTGAATCCGACGAGCAGCTGCAAAACCTGATCGATCTTGGCAATAAGGTTGTGAAAGAGCGCAAAGCCGTGCGCACCCGCATCCGCTGGCGGAAGATGACGGCATTCGAGGTGCTAGACGAGAAAACGCTCCCGATCCCATTCATCCCGATCATTCCCTGCCTCGGCGAGGAAGTGAACATCGAGGGCAAGGTTTACCTGCGCTCGGCCATCTTCTACGGCAAAGACCCGCAGCGGATGCTCAACTACTGGAAGACGGTCGCCACAGAGACGGTTGCTTTGGCTCCAAAATCCCGCGCGAAAGGTACGCCAGCGCACTTCCAGGGCTTGGAGGATACCTGGTCGAGTTCCAACCCCACCAATTTTGCGCTCTACAATCCTGATCCGGAAGCGCCGGGTGGGCCAGAAATGATGCCACCTCCCACCATGCCGGTCGGCGAGATGGGCATGGCCAACGGTTGCGCCCAGGACATCCGCGACACCACCGGCCTTCAACAGGCATCGTTCGGCGAGCACAGCAATGAGACCAGTGGCCGAGCCATCATGGCACGCCAGAAGGAAGGCGACACCGCTACGGCGCTGTTCCTCGACAACCTGCGGATGGCCATCGAGTTCACCGGCCGCATCCTAATCGCGTGGATTCCCCACGTTTACGACACCGAGCGTATCGTCCGCACCCTCGACCTGGAGGGCAACCCGAAGACCGTTACGGTCAACCAGCGCCAGCACGACCCGATCACCGGCGTGACGCGCGTGCTCAACTCGTTGGGCGTCGGCAAGTACGACGTGGTGGTCTCCACCGGCCCCGCACAAGCCTCGATGCGCCAGGAGTGGCTGGGCACGATGCAAGCGCTCATCCAGGCCGATCCGACCATCATGCAGAAGGCGGGCGACCTCGTCGTGAAGTACGTGGACGGCCCCGGTGCCGAAGAGTTGTCCGAGCGCCTCAAGAAATTCTTGCCGCCGCAGGTCACGCAGGAACAGGACGAGAATGGGCCGCCACAACCACCCCAGCCGTCACCCCAGGAAATCGCCCAGGCGCAGGCCATGCAGGCGCAGCAACAGCAGATGCAAGCCGAACAGCAACAAAAGCAGGCGGAGTTCATCGCCGAGGTGAAGCAGAAACAGGCCGAACTCCAGGCCCAACAGCAGCAGGCAGCCGACGAGCTGGCACAGAAGCAGGCGGAATCCCAGGCCAAGATGGCGATGGAGATGAAGCAGATGATGATGGACTTCATGACCAGCCAGCGGGAGCTCGACTTCAAGCACAAGCAATTACAGGTGGACGCACAGCTCGAACTCCTGAAGCTCGACGCCGCCGATACGACGGATGAGATCGAGCGCGAGGTGGCCGAGTAATGTCGCTCCTGCTCATGATGGACACGACCGGTGGCGCGGGGAGCGGTACAGGCCGGGTCGCGGCGGCCAACAACTCCAACCTGCCGTACATTTTTTCAACCGCCGCCAACTGGTGCCACCACGGGGCGACCACGCACGTCACCGGCCCGGAAGCGGTCACCGAGATGGAGCTGTTCTTCCTCAACGGCATGATGGTCGTCAACGGCGAAGTGGATGCGTATTACGACTTCACCATCCGCAGCTCGGTCTTTTACAACGGGGTCTTCTACCCGGCGTACAGCGCGCTCAACCCAGCTGCCCGTGACATTAGCGTCGCCAAGAACTGGGGCTTAGCCCGCTTCAAGGTGCCCGGCCTCAGCATCCCTCCGGCAACGCGCTTCATCGTCTACAATCGCCGCGTTGCCAACGATTCGGCAACGGCGCAAGCTAACGTATCCGCCATCACCAACGCCAACCCCTGCGTGGTGACCTGCACGGGGCACTCGTTCCTGGCCGGGCAGCAGGTGCAGTTCGACAGCGTCGGCGGCACCACCCAGCTCAACTACAGCACGAACGGCAACACCATCTACACCGTCGCCAACCCGACGGCCAACACCTTCGAGCTGCGCAACGCCGCGAACACGGTGAACATCAACTCCACGGCCTACGGCGTGTACACCAGCGGGGGCACGGCCTCCCGCCAGTACAACGTCATCACCAACACCAGCGGCATACGCGCCCGCCAAGACGGCATCATCAACGCCACCTCCAGCGTCAACGACTTCACCCTCGGCGTCGGCCTGGCGTATGGCGCGCGGGCGGGCACGCCGGTCATATCCAGCGGGGGCGTCGCTTCATGCCCCGTGGCAGCCGCCGGGCAAGGCTACCTGTCCGGCATCAGCATGGGCGCGTGGTACGGTGCAGCCGGTGCAGGTGGTGCAGGTGCGACCATGCCGGGCAGCGGGGCTAGTGGCTTCGGCACGCCGACCGCGGGGGCGATTACGAGCATCACACCGACCTCACCCGGCACGGGGCAAAGTTCCGGCAACCCGCCCATGATTACGCTCGGCGGGGGCGGCTCCGGCAACTGCTTCGGCATCGGCGACCAGGCCACCTACGGCCCGTGCCTGATTAGCGGCAAGACTGCCGGTGCGAAGAAGGGGCTCATCCTCCTGGGCGACAGCAACGACGCCGGGTACAGTGCCGCGGACGGCACCGGCGACCTGAACGGCAGCCACGGCGTGTTGGAGCAAAAACTCGCGGGTACGCGGGGCATCTGGAAGCTCTGCCGCGCCGGGGAATCCGCCGCGGGGTGGAATTCTAACAACACCCGTCAGCTGGCGCTGATCGATGCCGTGGCCGCAACCGGCGTGCAAATCGGTGACGTGATCGTCGGCTTCGGCACCAACGACTTCAACTCCGGCTCCAACCTGGCGACCGTGGAAGCCCAGCTCACCACCGTCATCAACACCATCAAGGGCAAGGGCGCGAAGAAGGTCTTCATCCGCACCCTGCCACCATTCACGACCTCCAGCGACGCCTTCACCACCACGGCGAACCAAACGGCGGGCAACACCGCCTACGGCGCGGGCGGCGACGTGCTGACGTTCAACTCCCGCCTGCGCAGTTCGACGGGCATCGCCAACGACGGCATCCTCGACGTGGCGATCCAGGTCGCCGACGGCACCACCGCCTGGAAGTGGCGCGTGGCGGGCACGTTCCCCCTCGGCGCGGCTTCCGCCACCGCCTTCTCGGACGACGGCGTCCATTACAACAAGGCGGCGGGCATCCCCTACGCCGTCAACAACCTCGACGTGTCGGCGTTGGCGTGATGCTCCTGCTCCTCCTGCACCCCAATCCCTCGGCGGCCTCGTCCAACCGCCTGCTCATGGAAGACGGCTCGTACCTGTTGCTGGAAGACGGCAGCAAGATCCCGCTGGAGGCCTGAGCCGTGGCCGACACGAAGATCAGCGCGCTCACCGACGGGGTTGCCGGGGTTTCGACGGACATGATTGTGATCGTGCGCGGCGGGGTGAACTACCGGCTGACCCTGGTCAACCTGCTCAGCGGCATGGGATCGGTCACCCAGCTCGTCACCCCGACGAACGGCAGCACGGTGAACGTTACCAGGTCGAACTACACCACGCTCCTGGTCAACCCGGCCGGGCCGCTGCTCAGCCTGACGATCAACATGCCGTCTTCGCCCCAAGACGGCGACAGGGTGTCCATCTCCAGCGGGCAGGCCATTACCACCGTCAACCAGACCGGCGGCACGATCCTCAGCGCCCTGACGACGATGCTGCTGGGCGGTTTCGCCACCCACGTGTTCAACGCCGCCGCGAACAAGTGGTTCCGGATCGGCTGACCAAGAATTCCCCCGCGAGGGGGAAATCCGTACCCGTGCGGTTCCACGGGGTTCAATCCTTACGAAAGTATGACCCATGACTGACACGACCGAAACGGTCGCGCCGCAACCGGCTGCGCCCGAACCCGTAACCACCCCAGCGGCCTCACCGGAGCCGTCCCCCGAATCCGATGCACCCCAGGCCGACACTGCCCCCGAGCAGATCGAGGATTCGGCCCCCTCGGACGACCCCGGTGACGATTCCACCGACGAACAGAGGCCCAAGAAATCCAAGGGCGGCTTTCAAAAGCGCATCGACGAACTGACCCGCGAGCGAGAAATCGTCCGCATCGAGAAGGAAAACCTGGCGCGCGAGCTACAGGCGATCCGGGAGAAGGAGAGGGCAACCCCCGCCACGGCGACCGACCCCGGCGCGGCCCCGCGCATCGAAGATTGTGCGACGGTCGAAGAGTTCCGGGACAAGACGGCGGAATGGGGGCGTCAGCAGGCGCGGTTCGAGGCGGCTCAACAGGCCGAGCAGGACCGCATCGCCGACGAGGCGGCCAAGGCGAAGCAGGAGCAGATCACCCGGCAGGCGGAGTTCCGCGTCAAAGCCCAGAAGGCGATGACCAAGTATTCCGACTGGCAGGCAGTCGCAATGGCTCCCACCGTGCCGTACAGCGAAACCTCCGCCCATCTCGTTGCGCAAAGCGAGCACGCCGCCGAGCTCGCCTACCACCTGGGCAAGAACCCCGAGGTGGCCGACCGCCTGGCGCGACTCGACCAATACTCGTGCATGCGGGAAGTCATCAGGTTGGAGGCGCGGATCACCGCCGCACCACCGCCCAAGCCCATCACCAAAGCCGAAGACCCGATCAAGCCGGTCGGTGGCCGCGAAACCGTCGTCAAGACCATGGCCGACCTGGCCAAGTCCGACGACGCGAGCGCGTACATCGCCCGGATGAACGGCAAGCTTCGGAAAACCTAACCGAAAGGACTAACCCATGGCTAACACGTTTAACGCCGTTGACCTCATTGCTTCGGAATCCCTGCGGATCTTTAGCAACGAACTGTACTTCCTCAAAAACATGAACACCGACTACCAGTCGAAGTTCCAGATGGAAGTCGAAGACCACCGAACGGGTCCGACCGTCCGCATCCAGAAGCCCGCCCGTCGGACCGTCCGTCAAGGCTGGACCCGCAGCCCCCAGGACTTCACCGAGGAAAGCACGTCGCTCACCATCGACACGGTTCGCGGTGACGACATGAACATTCCGGAAGCGGAACTCGCCCTGCTCGTTCAAGACCCGGAAAGCAACATGGCGGGGTTTTCCAAGCGGTTCCTCCAGACCCGCATGACCACGCTGGCCAACAGCATCGACGCGGAACAGTTCGCCAAGATGTACGTCCTCGTCGGTAACGCGGTCGGCACCCCCGGCCAGACGCCGAACACCTGGGGGCCTTACGGCGACGCCATGCAGAAACTCGACGAGAACCTCTGCCCTGCTGCCGACCGCATGGTCATCATCAACCCGGCGGCCCGGAATAAAACGGCGGATGCATTCAAAGGCCTTGCCTTGCAGCAATTGTCCGAGAAGGCGCTCAGCCGCGCGTACCTCGGCTCAATCGCGGACTTCGACGTGTTCATGTCGCAGAACGTGCCGAACCACACGGTCGGCCCGTTGGGGGGCACGCCACTCGTCAACACCGGGTCGCAGGTCGGTTCGTCGCTCGTGACCGACGGGTGGACTGCCGCGGCGGCTTCCCGCCTGAAAAAGGGCGACATCTTCACCATCGCGGGCGTGTACCAGGTCAACTACCAGACCAAGGCGCAGTATTCTTCGCTGCAACAGTTCCTGGTAACCGCCGACGTGTCCTCGGACGGCTCGGGCAACCTCACCGCCGCCATCTTCCCCTCGATCATCACGAGCGGGGCGACGCAGACGGTGAACGCTTCCCCGGCGGACAACGCGGCGATTACCGTCGTGGGCACGGCGGCCACGCTCTACGCCCAGAACCTGGCGTACCACAAGGACGCCTTTACCGTGGCGTTCGCCAAGCTGTCCAGCCCGAAGGTGAGCGTCGAGTCCTCGACCAAGACGTTCGAGAATATCTCCATGCGCTACATGCGGGGCTATGACATCGCCAACGCGCAGCTCGTCGACCGGATCGACGTGTTCCTCGGCTCGAACGCCCTCTACCGCGAATGGGCGTGTCGGATTTTCGGCGCGTAATGAGGCAACCGGGAGGGGTTTCGGCCCCTCCCATTTTTCAACCAACGAGAAGGACTACCCATGAGCAAGATTCTGATGTTCAACACCGCCAACCAGCACATTCAAGAGCTGGAGGACGGCGAAACCGACACCATTAACCGCCTGATCGAGTCCGGCTGGCAACGGGTGGAGAAGTACGACCTCCTCGCCGTGTACAGCCCGACGCTCAACCGCCACAAGACCGTGCTGAAGGCCGATGCTAAGACGTGGATCAACCAGGGCTACGTCGCCGAGCCGACCGTGGTCTACCACCCGGAACAGGGCGACAAGACCGTCGGTTCGGACGAGGCCCAACACCTGATCGATAGGGAAGGCTGGTATGACTCACCGGCAAAGTTTCCGAAGGACGGGGGTGTCTCCGGTTTCGTCACCCAGGCCGCCGCCAAGGCGCTCGACAAGATGACGAAGGAAGAACTGGTGGCCTACGCCAAATCCATTGATCTGACGCCCGACGAGGCCCTGACCAAGGCTCAACTCATCGCGGCCATCCAAGCTGCTTCTCAGAAGGAGTAACCCAATGGGAATTCAACTCAACGAAGACCGGCAAGTCTCGCTGACCGTGGTCAACAGCTTCGCCTCAGTAGCCGCCAACACGACTGCCGAACAGACCGTCACCGTCAAGGGACTGAAGCCCGGCGACCACTGCCTGGCGTTCAACAAGCTGACGGCGCAAGCGGGCTTGGGCATCGTCAACCATCGCGTCAGCGGCGCTGACACGCTGGCCATCACGTTCATCAACGCCACGGGTAGCCCCATCGTGCCTACGGCCGGCGACACCTACGCCGCGATCATCATGCGGCCCGAGAAGAACTACACCGCGTTCCCAGGCTAACCGATGACCACCGGCAACGCCATCGTCACCGGCGCTCTCCGCTCCGCCACCACCATCATGCCCGGCGAGGGCATCGACGGCGGGGAGGCGGAGAGCGCCCTGGCGGTGCTCAACGCCATGCTGGCGGCGTGGAGCGCGGACGGCCTCACGCCCGCCTTCCACACGCTCGAAGGGTTCCCCCTCGTCGTCAACCAGGCGAACTACACCGTCGGCACGGGGGGCAACTTCAACACCGTCCGGCCCGACGAGGTGTGCGCCGTGTTCCGCCGCGACGCCAACGGGTACGACACGCCCCTCAACCCGTGGACGCGGGAGCAGTGGCTTGCCGACGGGCTGAAATCCAACCAGGGCACGCCGACCTTCTGGTACTACGACCCCCAATACCCGCTCGGCGTCCTGCGGCTCGACAACGCCCCCACGCTCGCCGAGACGATCTACCTCGACACGCTCAAGCCGATCAACCAGTTCGCCACCCTCTCGTCCACCATGCTCATGCCCGGCGAGTACGAGGAGGCGATGAAGTACAAGCTCGTGGAGCGCCTCGCGCCGGAGTACGGCTTCCCGATATCCCAAGACCTCCGCGTCCTCATCACCGAGAGTTTCAAGCGGATCAAGCGGAAGAACTCGAAGCCCGTCCGCGCGACGTTCGATCCCGCCCTCCGCGGGAGCGTGCCGTTCAACATTAACAACGGCTAGCCCATGCCGTCCGTCGCCATACCCTTCTGCGGACAAACCTACACGGACAAGACGAAGGCCGCAAACGCCCAGCGGTGCGTCAACCTCTACCCCGTCCGCAGTCCCTCGGCCGACAACGACAACCGGATCGTGCTGTACCCCACGCCCGGCTACTCGCAAATCCTGGACACCACCCAGCTCGGCATCGTCGGCTGCGGCGCGCTCCGCTGCGGCATCGAGATCAACGGCACCGTGTACGTGGTCAGCGGCAACCAATTCCTCGTGCTGACCTACGCGGGCGGTACGTTCACCGCCGTGAGCAAGGGCACGCTCTACACGAGCACCGGCCGTTGCACCGTCGTTTGCAACACGGTCGAGCTGGCGATATCCGACGGCAAGAACGGCTACGTCTACAACATCGCCGCCGCGACCTTCACCGGCATTTCCGGCGGCGGCTGGCCTTCCTCCGGGGTGACGAACTTCGCCTTCATGGACGGCTACGTCCTCGGCGCGCAGAACGGATCGAAGACCCTCATCCAGTCAGGTTTACTCAACGCCGGGAGCTACGGCGCGCAGGCCTTTGCCGCCGTGACCAGCTTCCCCGACAACCTCACCGCCGTGTTCTCCGACCAGATCAACGTCTACGCCTTCGGGCCGAAACTGGGCGAGGTGCGGTTCAACGCGGCCAGCATCCCCTTCGCCTTCGAGAAGACGCAAGGCGCGCTCATCCAGGCCGGGTGCGTCAGCCCGCACACGCTCGTCAAGCTCGGCGGCACGCTCATGTGGCTCGCCTCGGACGCCCAGGGCCGGGCGTACATCGCGGCGCTGCAAGGCTACACCCCGACGGTCATTTCCACCCCGCCGCTCAACGAGGTGTTCCAACGCTACGGCAGCGTCACCGACGCCTTCGCCTACGGCTACCGCGAGGGCGACAGCCAGTTCTACGCCATCACCTTCCCGAGCGCGAACGCGACGTGGGTGTACGACACCAAGAACGCCCTCTTCCACGAGCGCAGCCAGAACGGCGGGCGCGACCTGCCCGAGTTCTGCCTCCCGTACCTCGACCAGCACCTCGTCGGCGACCTCGACGGCAAGCTCTACTGGATGAGCCAGAACTACAACACCGACGCCAAGGGGCAGGGCATTTCCCGCTCGCGCACCTGCTCGCACGTCTCGTCCGACGGCAAGCCGCTGTTCCTGCAAGAGCTGGAGATCATGTACGAGGCGGGCACCGCCCCGCTCACCGGCGCGGGCAGCACGCCGCTCGCCACGCTGGAAGTCAGCACCGACGGCGGGTTCACCTGGCGGAATGCGGGCACGAAGTCGATGGGGCTCACCGGCCAGTACCGAAACCGCCTCATCTGGCGGCGGCTCGGCTGGGGCTGGCAGTTCACCTTTCGCCTCACCATCACCGACCCCGCGCGGGTCTACCTCCTCGGCGCGACGGCGCGCATCCAGGCGGGGTACAAATGACGACGATCCAACCCATCACCCAAACGCAGCAGCTCGTCGAGCAGAACGCCACCGTCACCGTCGAGTTCAAGCGGTACCTCGACCAACTCTTGGAGCGGGTCGGCGGCACCAAGGGCGGCAGCTACGTCGGCCTGACCGAAGACGCCATCGTCATCTGGGACGTGGACAAGAAGCCGACGGCCTACCTGCTGCTCACCGGCAACCGCTCGATGGCCGATCCGGTCAACATGGTGCCCGGCATGCCGATCCTCCGCCTGACCATCGTGCAGGACGGCGTCGGCGGCCACACGCTCAGCTGGGGGCCGAGCTACAAGTTCCCCTCCGGCCTCGCGCCCTCCCTGTCCGCAGGGGGCAACGCCGTGGACGAGTTGTGGTTCTCCACCGACGGCACCAACATGAAGCTCATCACCGGCGCAAAGGACTTGAGGTAACACATGCCAGGCACATTCGACGACCCGGACGGGCTCAACTTCGGGGGCGCAAGCCCAAACCCGATCCTCGGCCAGATCGCCGCGTACAAGCAGAAGCTGGGCGACTTCAACACCTACGCCAACCAACTCGCCGACCAGTACGGGGCGCAGAACTACTACAAGATGCCCGACCTCGTCGCCCGCAAGGACGCCCTGGACAGCGAGTACACCACGCTGCTCGACGGCCTCAACAAGAGCGGGTACGGCCAGACCGGCGCGTTGAACAAGTATAACGCGGGCGGTACGGCCAACACCTCCGGCTACGACGCCATCGACCCGACCAAGGACGCGGAAACGCTCAACGGCTTCACCGCGCCCGTCCTCGGCGGCCACAACCAGGGGAACGCCTTCACCAGCGCCCTGAAAACGGCGGTGCCCATCGGGCTGAGCCTCATCCCCGGCCTGACCCCGGCCATCGGCGGCCTGTTCGGAGCCACCGGCGCGACGGCCGGCGCAATCGGCGGCGGCCTGTTGGGTGCGGCCACCGGCGCGGCGACGGGCGGGGGAAAGGGCGCGCTCATCGGCGGCCTGACGGGCGGGCTGGGCGGCTACTTCGGCAACGGCGGGCTTTCAGACCTCACGGGCGGCGGCGGCTTGTCCGGCCTGGGGAAATCACTCGGCCTCGACGACCTGTTCGGCTCCACCAGCCTTTCATCCCAGCCCCTCGACCTCGGCAGTTTCGGCGGCGGCGCAACGGACAACCCCTTCGTACAAGCCGCCCGCTCGGGCGTGTCCGACGCCGCCACGGCCGCCACCGGCAACGCCCTGGCCGGGGTGACCAACACCGCGTCCGGCGCGACCGGCGGCGGGGGCACGCTGGGCGGATTTTTCAAAGACCCAATCGGGAGCATCAAGACCATGGCCACAGACGCGATCAGCCCTACCAACCTCCTCAAATCCGGCATCAAGTACGGCCTCGCCGACTTCCTTTCCAAGGACAACAGCAAGGGCTACGGCGCGATCCAGAACGCCGCGAACGAGAACGCCGCCCTGTACCAGCCCTATCTTCAATCCGGCACTGCGGCTCAGAACCAACTCGCCAACCTCTACGGGTTCAACGGTCAGGACGCCGCCACCGCCGCCATGAGCCAATTCCAGACCGACCCCGGCTATCAGTTCGCCCGCCAGCAGGGTATCGACGCCCTGGATGCCAGTGCGGCCAGGCGCGGGCTTCTCGTTTCCGGCAACAACCAGCAGGCCGTCCAAGATTTCGGCACGAACCTCGCCAACCAGCAGTACGGCAACTACCTCGCCCGCCTCACCGGCCTGGCCAACACCGGCCTGACGGCTGCCGACGACACGGGATCGAGCAACATTTACGGGGCGTCCGCACAAGCCGCCGCGAGCAAGCTCAAGGCCGACAACTCGAACAACCTGCTCTACCGCGCACTCGGCTTGATCTAGGAAGGGAACCCCATGGCGATTGCCTACAACTACGGCCTGCTCCAGGCCATCGCGCCGGAGAGCGCCAACGACCAGATCGGAGCCGTCGAGCAGAGCGCCCTGCGCCAAACGCAGAACCAGCTGGCGCAACAGCAGGCCCAAGCCGCCGCGATCCAGAACCAGTTCGCCCCTCAACTCAATCAGGTCAAACTCAAAGGGGAGCAAGATGCCCTTGAGAGCGCCCAGGCGGCCAAACTCGGCTCACTGCTCCAGAGCATCGACGCCATCCCCGACCCCGACCGGCGGCAGACCATGTACTCCAGCATGCTGCCGGTGTTCAAGAAGGTCGCGCCCGCGTTCGAACTGCCCGACGAGTACAACCCGGACATTACCGGCGTGGTGGCGGGGAGCGCGATTGATCCCAAGACGCGAATGGAGCAGCAGATCGGTTTGCAAAAAGCGCAATTGCTTGCGGGGACAAAAACCAACCAAGTGACGAGCGACGCCGATGGCAGCAAGTTCATCGTTAACAAAGTCACCGGAGAAATTACCCCCTTCTCGGGCAGTCCGACACCCGAGAGTGGCGGTGTATTCCCGGCGGCCGACGGAGGCACGCCTCAACCGCCCGCATTCGGCTTTTCTCCCGTCGGCCTTGATCCCATGGCTCGTAAGAAGCAGATGGACACGGACGCCAAGCGGTTGCAGGCCTATCAGAACAACAAGCAGAAGGCGGAAAACGCCCTCCGCGCTCTCGACACGATGGAGCCGAACCTCGACAACTTCCGCACCGGCTCCGGCGGCGACTTCCGCATGAACCTGGACAAAGCCGCCGACGCATTCCTTCCGGGTGATGGGTTCAAAGCGAGTGCCGACGCGGCTAACAACATCGACAAGTCCAGTAACGATCTCGTGACGGAGCTTCAAGGATTTCAGTACGTCCCCGGCCAACGGGGCAGCGTTCTGGGGCTACGCACCCTGCTAGCCAGCAAGCCCGGCGTTGGGCAGCAGGTAGAAACCAACAAGAACATCGTTGGCGGCTTGCGAAGCAAACTCAATAACTACCTGCTCTCGGAAGAACTTGCCCAGCAGTACAAGGAGGCCAACCCGTTTAAGTTGATCGACTCGAATGCCGAGAAGCTCGACGACGCCTTGAAGGCGCTTTACCCGCTCGAAACCATTGACCAAAAGAGCGGGAAAGTCACCTTCCACCCGGAAAGTGTCGAACGTATTCGAGCGGCCATTCCGGATGCCATCGCCAACCCGCAAAAGTACCTCCAGGCCGTGCAGCAGCAAGGCAACACAGGTGCCGGGCCGTCTCAGCCGGTGACGGCACCCAAAGTCGGAACGGTCGAAGATGGGCACGTTTTCCTGGGCGGCGACCCGGCTGATCCCAACTCGTGGAAGGCTCAGTAATGGGCGGCCCCTGGGAGAAGTACCAACAAGCCGCTCCAGCGGATTCGCAAGCGGATGCTGGCCCGTGGACGAAATACCAGCAGACTTCCACCCCTGTCCCATCGCCAAAATCTGACGAGAACGCCGCACAGCCGGATGACTCGATTGCCGGAGGCATCTACCGAGGTCTCGCGGGTCGCGGCGTCGGCATTATCCAGACGCTCGACGACTTGAGCGGTCAGAACATCCTCTCGCCTGCCTACCGCGAAGCCGCCGGACGGTTTGCCAAACAACTAAAGGACGAGGGCAAGGGCACCGGCTTGAAAGGCGTGGTCACCGAGGCCATCGGCGATCCGGCGAATTGGATCAACCCAACCGGCATGGGCATGGTCAAGGCCGGGGCCGTGATGGGTGGCGCGTCCGCCATAACCGCCCCTCAGGAGGACGACACCGGCATCGGCAACCGCTTAGAAGAGGGCGCTACCGGTGCGGCAGTTGGAGCCATCGCCGCGCCCATCATCGGCCGGGCGACCGGCGCAGTTGGTGACGCAGCGCAGTACCTCGCCAACAAGACCGGTCTCACTGGCGCGGTGACAGGAATTCTCCAGAAATACGGACGGAACCCGAGCGGCACCGCCCTTTATCAAGCAGCCCAGGATGCGGGTTTGAGCATCAAGGGCAAGACGCCTCAGGAAATCCACTCCGACTTGCAGAATTGGCTGGCTCAAAATATCAACCAGATCGCGGACGGCGTATCTACCAAGCCGCTAAATTCGCTCGGCGCGACCATGCAAGTAGCCGATGCCGTTAGCAATGCGTCGAAGGCGAGCTCTAACGCATACGCCGACGCCTACAAGGCGGCCGATGGGCAGACCTTGACCGCCCCGGAAGTCCTTGATTCTCTCGACTCCCTGATTGCCGCCGCCGAAAAGAATGCAGCCCCCGGCACGAGCGACAATCAGGCCTTAATCAAACTGAGGGCGCTCCGGGATTCCATTTTGCCCCAAGAAACCCCCGTGAAGGGCGGAGGAGGGGCGACCGGAAGACGGTCACCGGTCACCGTCACCGACCGGGTGGATACGGTTCTTCCCAACGACAGTACGGCATCGTCGCTCGACAATTACTCAATCGGTTACCCCACGCGCCGGAGAACGGACGAGATTACTCGGGAAGTGAAAAGCGGTTACGAGTTGCCCATAACTGCCTCGAATTCTCCGGCGTCGAGGGCCGTTCCCAACATCGACTACGCCACCGGCACACCCATTCGGCGGGATGGGACAGTCGGTGTCGCCGACCTGCTCGACCTGCGAAAAATCCTCAACGAAGGCTTCGACCCATCCAGGTACGCCACCTCCGGTGATGCGAAGGTCGGAGAATTCGCCTCCACGATTCGAGCTGCTCTATCAAAAGCCGGAGATGCCAACCCCGAGTTCGGACAGAAATTGGCGGACGCAGACGCCCTTCACTCCGAAGTATCGAGGACGCTCAAGGCGAATGAGGTGCTGGACAAGATGTTCACCCCGGAAGACTACCAGGCGTTTAAAGCCTTGGATCGCGGCCAACCCCTCCCTGACGCCACCCGCCAGCGGGCCGCCGGGCTGCTCGACAACATTAAAACGCCTGACGATCTCGCGGCCATTACGCGCGGCCTGAACGGGGGCACCGCCAACGCGCTACGAGCCGCGAAGTTCAGGCAGTTGATGCAAGACAGCGGCCTCACCGACCTGAACCTGGACGAGAACTACGACCTTATCAAGGCCTCACTGCGAAACGATCCCGCCGCGCTCAAACTCCTCGAAGACTCGAAAGTGCTGACCGACGAATTGAACCGGCGTGGCGTTCCAACCGACCCGGATTTCAGCGAGAAATCGAGCCGCCTCGGCGAAGCCGGTCGTGCGGTCTGGAGCGCCCTGTCCGGTCACCCGCTCTACGCCATCAAGCACGCCCTCGGCGCGTTCAATCCTCCGCCGACGGGGGAGCAACAGCAGCTGACCCGTTTTGCTTCTGATCTGGCTATGGGCGTTCCGAATGCTACCGCCGTGCGAGACGTGGCGGGCGCGGCAGGACGAATGCTTGGCAACGCCAGCGCCGACACGCTCGGAAGGGGTTACGGGCAAGACGCCGGGCAACCCACCCGCGTCACAATCCGCCCGCAGGACGACCTCCCGCCCGTCAACCTGCCGCAAGTCGCCCCAGTAACACTCGACGAAGACCCAGCGCCCCCGTCGCTCATCGACCGCATGACGCAGGCGGAATCCAGCGGAAACGTGAACGCGAAGAACCCGAAGGGTAGCGCCAGCGGAATCCTTGGCTTCACCGACGGCACCTGGGCGCTCGCCGTGGCCAAATGGGGCAAGCAAACCGGCCTCACTCTCAAGGACAAGAACAATCCGGAAGCCCAAGCCGTGATGGGTAACCTGCTGGCGCAGGACAACGCCCGCATCCTCAACAAGAAGTTGGGCCGCGAGCCGACGGACGGCGAAGTCTACGCCGCCCACTTCCTCGGCGCGGGCGACGCCGCCAAGCTCATCGCCGCCCAGGGCACGGGCAAGGACGCCGTCCTCCTCTTCCCCCGCAAGGTCATCAACGACAACCGCCCCATCTTCTTCGACAAGAAGCGCCCCCGCTCGGTCGAGGAGGTGTACGCCCTGCTCAACGAAAAAGTCAGTTAACCAACTCACAGAAGGAACCCGTCCATGGTCGCCATCGTCTACCCCAACTTCTCCTGGCCCGCCGCCGGAACCACGTCGAAGGCCGAGAAAATCGCCGGGAGCACCATCGCGGGCATCCGCATCCCCTCGGGGTTCAGCGGCACGTCGCTCACCTTCTTGGCGTGTGACGCCATCGACGGCACGTACACCACGGTCAAGGACACGACCGGGGCGACAATCACCGTCACGGTCAGCGGTGCCGGGCACCACGTCGTCCTCCCCGCCAACTTCGCCAGCGTCGAGTTCTTGAAGCTCGTCTCCAGCGCCAGCGAGGCGGCCAACACGGTCGTCAAACTCTGCGTCCGCGAATGCCTGTAGTCCACCATTTCAGCCCGTTGAGGTAGTCCATGTCGATTGTGTCCGTGCCGGTTGTCCGGTGCTTCTACCAGGGGCAGGTGGCCCCGAACGCCCAGGTGACCGTGTACCAAACCGGCACGACGAATAAGGTGATCGTCTATTCCGACGCCGCACTTACGGTCCCGATTAGTAATCCCGTGTCGGCCAACTCCAACGGCGAGGCCGGGTTCTACACCGCCAACACAGTCGCCCTCCGGCTCGACATCACCACATCGGGCGGCCAGGCCATCGGCACCTACGATCCCGTCTACCCGCTCGACTTCACCGGGGCGATTGCCACCTTCGTCGGCGATTCCGGCTCCGGAGGGGTTAAAGGCCTCGTCCCCGCACCGGCTTCGGGCGACGCGGCGGCCAACAAGTTCCTCTCGGCCAACGGCACGTTCCAAGCCGTCTCCTCCGTCTTCAACTACGTCAACAAGTTCATCAACAGCTCCATGGACGTGTGGCAACTCGGCACATCCGGCACCATCACGGCGGGTACGCCCTCCTACACGGCCGACGGGTGGATGGTCGGCTGCACCGGCGCGAACGTCACCTGGAGCCAAACCGGGCAGCGGGGCAACACTGCCTACGGCCTCAAAGTGACCGGGGCGGCGAGTGTGACGGGCGTGTTCTTCCGCCAGCGGATCGAAAGCCTGGCCTGTGCGAGCTTGCGGGACAGCGGGCCGAAACAAGTCACCATCCAGCAGCGGATTTACAACGGCACGGGGGGCGCGTTCATCCCGACGCTGACCGTCAAGCACGCCAACGCCGCCGACAACTGGACGGCCTCCACCACCGACGTAAACGCGGTCAACCTTCAAACCTGCCCGGACGGTGCCCAAACGACCGTGGCCTACACGTTCACCACCCAGAGCGGCACGGCCAACGGGTTGGAAATCACCATCGACTGCGGGAACAACTTCACCACCACCGGCAAGTCGGTCGAAATGAGCGAGCCCGACATCCGCGTCACGGCGGGCGTGCCAACCGGCCTCAACGCCTCGCCGCCCACCGTGGACTTCCGCCCGACGGCCACCGAGCTGGCCATCTGCCAGCGCTACCTGCCGTCGTTCGCCGCCTCTTCCGTCGGCAGCACCCTCGGTACCGCCGGGCTAACATCGTCCACCGTGGGGCGGATCACCCTCCCGTTCCCCGTGCAAACTCGCATCGCCCCGACCGGGGTTGCCGGGATTTCGATCACCACTCCGAGCCAGGTGTCGGTCGCCAACGCGAGCGGCGCGGTCGGCTGCACGACCCTCACCTTCCGCGAGGCGAGCACACTGGCCGCGACGCTCGACTTTACCAACTCGGGCGGATTCACCGGCGGGCAAATCGCCTGGGCCACCTTCGCCAGTGGCTCCGGGCGGATCGTGTTCACGGGGGCACAGCTATGACCAACGAAGAGCTAATGAATTGGGCATTCCCAGGATTCGTTACCGCCTGCATGGTCGTCATCGGGTTCTTCATCGCCCGGCTGATTCGAGGCTTTGACGACATGGAAAAGTCAGCCGCCCAATGCAAGGTCGAGCAGGCGACCATCAAGGGCGACATCGGCCGCGACATCAGCCAGCTCCGCTACCACCTGGCCGAGAACTACGCCACCAAACTCGACGCCAACCAGCTCCGCAGTGAGGCGCTGGCCATTCGCGCCGAGACGCACGCCAGCCTGGAGCGCATCCACGAGCGGATCGACCAGCTTCCGAAGGAAATTATCAGCCTCGTGAGGAAAGGGAGCATCGAATGAGTGAGGACTTCGACAAGGCGTTCGCCACGCTGATGAAGCTGGAGGGCGGCTACGTCAACGATGCTGCGGATGACGGCGGCGAGACCAACTTCGGCATCAGCAAAGCCCAGTACCCGAACGTGGACGTGGCGCACCTGACCCAAGACCAGGCAAAGGCAATCTACCGCAAGGACTTCTGGGACAAGTTTCGTTGCGGCGACATGCCGTTCCCCATCGGCGGGCTGCTGTTCGACTGTGTCGTGAACCACAACCCAACCAACCCGGTCAAGTGGATGCAAAGCAACATCGGCGTCCTGGCCGACGGGATCATCGGGCCGCGCACCGTGGCCGCCGCCCAAGCCAGCCGCGACCCCGTCGGCGTGGCGACCGAGATGACGGTCAAGCGCGTGGAGTACGTGAAAACCTTGCCCGACTACCCGCGGTTCGGCAAGGGGTGGCACGCCCGTCACGTCCGCGCGTTGAGTGCGGCCATCAGCAACTGGAGGTAGCCATGATCGAACTGGTGAAGAACGGCGAAATCGAACTCGACAAAATTCCGGTTGTGGAGCCCGCGCCGAGGCCACTCACGGCCACCGCCCTGACCATCGCCGACGAGCGGGGCAACGTCGTCACCGTGGCGGTTGACGCGAAAGGCGCGACCCATTGCAGGGCCACCTGCGTCACGCCGGACGCCGTCTGCGAACTCGTGGACGCCGCTACGCACCTGCTCGACAACATCACCTTCCTGTCCACCGAAGAAATCCCGGAGTAACCCATGCCCGTCTGGCTCGCCCTCATCGACCCCATCTCGAAATTGCTGGACCGCCTGATCCCCGATCCGGACGCCCGCGCGAAAGCTCAGCTAGAATTGGTCAAGGAGGAGAACGCCCAGGCCTTGCAGGAGCTGCAAATCGCCGCCCAGGCCGACGCCAACCAGGTCGAGGTGAACAAGGTCGAAGCCGCGAACGAGAACCTGTTCATCTCCGGGTGGCGACCCGCCGTGGGCTGGTGTTGCGCCCTGGCCTTCGCCTACAGCTTCGTCATCCAGCCGCTGCTCGCGTTCGCCATTTCAAACTCGACCGGCACGGAGGCGATTTTGCCCGACTTCGACATGGACGCGCTCAACACCGTGCTGTTCGGCATGCTCGGGATCAGCACGTTGAGGACGGTCGAAAAAGTGCGGGGCGTAAAAAAATGAACCCCGACGAGAACTGGTTCGTCAAAATGCTCATCCTGACGCTCTCGATCATCGCCGCCTACTTCATCGCGTTGCCCTACGTCATGAAGGCGTCGATGACGTGGGACATCACCATTCCGCCCCGCACGCCCTATGAAGCCCCTTCCCTGCCCGATCGCACAGTTCCGTAGCCTCACCGTATGGCCGTGAACACTCGCAAGCCGCCGACGAACTACGTGGAGCGGGAGAACCGGCGGCAGATGCGGGAGCAGTACCCGCGGCCGAAAAATGCTGGAGGAAGTTTTCTTGAATTAGCGGTGTCATCGATTGTTCTTGGGACCGTTATCTCGGTGGCTGAAATAAGTTACAACGGCATATCTATTTAAAGCACGTCCGCAACACCGCCCCTTGCTTCTGACTATCAGGCGAAAGACTTCTTTCTTTCAGGCTTTATGGACTTGAGGCCCTGTTCATAAAGGGGAGTAAGTACCTGCTGATCGATCCATTCGATAGCAGGCACGCATACCGCGTCGGCAAACCCCCAAAGTTGCTGAATCTCGCTTCCGACCAGTGGAAAGTCGGGTACTCCTTGGAGAGCGGCGTATTCAGCCGGGCTCATCCATCGCATTTTCATTCGCCCACTTCTGATGGAGATGACTATTTGCTTTGCACTTCCCCCCTTCGGGGTCCGTAGACATCCGGCAATACCATCAAACCTCACCTCAGCACGCATTTGTCCTTCCCTAATCCTTCTAAAAATTGTCCCTGTCCAGTCTGCCTTCGAAGCAACAATCTTATCCACCTGACCACGATGCAGATCACTCATCATCGCGTAATGGCGAAGCACTTCGTGTTCGCTCCACCACGCCTGATCGTCGCCTACTGCTATCACATCTTTTAACTGTATCTGCAACGAAGGTGGATTTGGCAGTTCAAATTCCACCCACCCTGTCTCCAATTCGATGTCTCTTTTCGCTCGCATGATGGCCGCGGATCGCAGTGGTGATAGAGTCTGTGGCGGCCAGAGCCAACCCGCGCGCGCTTTTTCGACCGGTTTCAAATGCGAAAGAACTGCAATGATAAAAACGCGGGGCCGGCTCTGGGGTGTGAAGTGTGAGGCGTCTAAGACGAAGGCATCGAGCCAATACCCCAATTTGCTCAACGCACGAACAGCATCTGCGAAGTCTTCGCCGCCTCGCGAAGTTAATAATCCGGTAACATTCTCAACCATAATTACTTGCGGCTGCCGAGATCCAAGTGATTTCACGACATCTATGAACCCAAAGAATGTCGAAGATTCCTTTCCTGCCAGTCCGCGATAATTCCCGGCCAAGCTAAGATCGACGCATGGAAAAGATGCGGTAGCCAAAAAAGGCTGACCTGGCATCCTGGTTACAACTGCGTTCGCATCCGTAATATCGTGAAGATGAAAGTGCTCATCCACGCCGAAACGAGCCTCGTACGCTTGCTGTTTTTTTGCACTAATATCATTCGCGTAGACGCATCTCCAGCCCGTTCGCACCAACCCCTCACGGACCAATCCGATACCCGCAAAGAACTCAGAGAATGTTTTCTCGCTAATCGTCTTCGTTCTCTTGGCAGGGATTTTCTTGGTTTTCAAGCTCATCCAGCACCTAACGGGCGACCGCGGTACGCATAGTCGGTGTACTTATAGTCTGTGGATTTGATTTCGTCAACCCCGAGAATCTTCACCCTATGGACCAACTTGACGTAAAAGTCCTTTTCGGTGCTCGCGTTAGGCATCTCCGAAAGGAACAGGGTTTCAGCCAAGAAGACTTTGCTCACCGTGTCGGGCTCGATCGGAGCTACATGGGTGGGGTGGAGCGGGGTGAAAGAAACATTAGCCTTGAAAACATTTGTTTGATTGCAAGAGCATTGAATCTGCCCGTATCTCAAATATTCATCGGCTGGACCGATGTGGCTCCGCCTGAGAATACCCCTGAAGAGTGACTTTTTACTGTCGATTCTTGACCTCTTTAACGATTGGTTCGGAAATATCTTGGGCTGGCAGTCCAGCCAAGGCCTGACAATGCCCCAGAAGAGACATGGAAAGAGCCGAATGGACGTTCTTTCGGGAATCGTGGCGCAAATTAAATCCGCAAAACGTGATTTAGACAAATACCAGCCCCATGAAGTAGACTGGAACCAGCATGCAGTAGCGGCAGCTGAGGAACTCGTGCCATGGTTGTCTACTGTCGTTCACGGAATGAAGGACTATGTTCAAGATGTATTAAATGCGCCTGCACTACTACGATCACTCTGGGGAACGATTCGCAAGCATGTCGACTTACCTACAGAACAGATAGAGGCTTTCGATAGGCAACTGACACTTGATGATGTTCTCAGAGAGTCGGTCACCGGGGAAGTTATTAGCAATGTGGTGACTAAGTATTTGATCGAGCATCATCCTACGGCTTCCCTCAAGTCGAACGGCCGAAGTGACTACCCCGATCTTTTTCTTAGCGATCGCGACTACACACTGTTGCCTGTTTTCAAAAGGATCAAGAAAATCCCTCTAAAAGAGGGCAAAGCTGAAGAGCAATATGGTGCTTCCATCAAGGGCTCCCATAAGCGCCCCGTAAGAATTCCCGATGGGCTAGAGATCAAAACATGCCGAGACCGGATAGCCGTAGACTGTCATCATCCGCATGCTGGGCTTCATTTAATACTTTTGTTCTCCCACAGTAAACGAATATTTAATGTCAGCGACGTTCGGATCGGATTTCTTCGCCATGAGGACTACCGCGAGTCTAATCGCAATACTACCGCAACGACCGTGAAATATTCCTTTAACGGAGACAGATTCTTAAGTTTGTTAAGCTCGTCGTGATTAATACGGGCCATTCCTTCCCTCAGCAAACATATGTCATTTAAGCAATGGTGAAGGAGCAACCGCCTTGAAGCGGCCGAAATGTAAATAACGGGGTTAGGCCTCGTCCAGCTGGGCGCTGGAATGCACATCCCGAAGACATTTAGCCCGGCTGAATTGTTGGCGGCGGTTGAATGGGTGATGGGTAGGATTGGAGACTATCCGTTTTGGAAGAGGTGGTCAGGTATAGGTCGATCCGCTGACACTTACGGCATGCTTAGGTGGAATTGAAGAGAGCGGAGGGCAGTAACCCACCCCCCTAGCAGACATCACTCGTTATCCTGCTTCTTCCAAACGTTCCACAAGGTCAAGCCCTGAAAGACCGCTGAAATCGCTTTCAAAACGAGGTCCGCCACGTAGTAGGCTTCCATCTCACACTCCTTTCCTCCCGCAAAGCCCTCTCCCCGACCGTGGGATCGTCGGAAGGGAGGCTGCCACTCGGCAACCCGCCCGAGGCCACGCAACTGGCCCCCGGTGGATTGCCGAGCGTCGAAAGGCGTTAGTGATTGTTGGTACGGCGTTACCGCCGAACTCGCCTAACCACCCCGAGCTGGGGTAGTATTCGTCTGCTGAACAAGAGTGTACCAAGCCGGGAATTGGCGGCCAGAGAAATTGTTCGAAAGTCGGTGCGAGCGGTCGGTAAGAATTGCTGGACATCGGTGAACAACTCTACGAACCTCGCGGGCAATCCAAGCTGGCAGGGGCGTTATCTATCTCCACCCGCACGATCCGCTACTGGCTGGCCGGGAAACGAAAAATCCGCCCGGTGATCGCCAAGCGGATTCACAGCTTGAAGTCAAAAGTTGACTAAGACGCTTTCTCGACCGTCGAGTTGACCGCGGCCAGCAGGTGCTCGCCGTCGGTCGAGAGACTTTCATAATGGCGGCAGAGCATGGAGGCGTCACGATGCCCAAGCAACGTCGCCACGGTAATCGGGTCGTGCCCCTCCTTCAGCTTCCGGGTCGCGAAAAGATGCCTTAAATCATAGAGCGCAAACCGTTGCTTCCCCTTCCGCGCCAGCGCAGCTCGCTCCTTCCTTCGATCAATCACCGCCTTCTGATGAGCCGCCCGCGCCTCGGCGAGCTTGGCCGGGCCCTTGTACCGACGGCGGTCGAAGCGCGGCAGAGGAGGGATCGTTTCGATTGCCCCCGACATTTTCACGAGCAGCCGCTGGAAGCGTGAGACGACCGCCTGGGCCCGCCACGGGTTGCCGTCGATGTTGCGGAACAGTTTCCCCGTCGGGCGGATGGACCTCAACTTCGCGAGACTTTCCTCGGCGGCGGTGGTCAGGTAAATGACCCGCCAGCGGCGCTTGCCCTTCGCCTCGGCGGGCGGGATTTCGATCCGGTGCTTGTCCAGGTGGACGTGCCGGGCCTCGATCAGGCGAGCCTCCTGGGGCCGCACACCCACCTCGTAGGCGAAGATCAGCAAGTCGCGGAAGGCCGCGTCTTTCACGAAGCCGAGCAACCGGGTGAAGTCGGCGGCCGTGACCGTGCTCTCGCGCTTCGTGGCCTGGGGCTTCTCCACGCCGTTGACCGGGTTCTTGTCGAGGTAGCCGAGCTTCACCGCCCAGTTGAACGGACGCAGCACGGCGACGATGGCACCCCGGCGTTGGTTCGCTCCCCACTTGGCGTGAGCCGGGCTATCGACCCAGTCTTGCAGGTGGTGCGGTTTCAGGTCGGTCGGCAGGAGCGTCTTGGCCGAGGGCTTGAGCGACTTGCAGAAGCTTTGCAGGTGCTCGGTGTACCACTCCAGGGAGCGGCCGGCACGGTGCTTCTCGGTCCAGGAGAGGAACTTGTCGAGGAGTTCCGCGACCGAGAGTTCGGTAGATTTCTTTTCGCGCGAAACGGGCGATGGCCGGGGAGCCGCCATCACGCGATAGAATTCGGCCCACGCTGCTTTCTCGGTAACAGCGTTTTTAGGACCGGGGGTGAGCTTGATTTGCTGCTTGCCGACCTGGACGTACCAGGCGTTGCGGGCGGAACGAAAAAAGGGTTTTGGCGAGTGGGACATGGCAGTAACCGCTCCGAGGAGCCGAGGTCTCTGCCACCATTCTCTGCCACGGCGGCAGAGAACATGTGTCCGTTCGTCAAAACCCTTGTTTTCTAGTGGTCACTCCCGGGATTGAACCGGGGACCTAGCGATTTTCAGTCGCTCGCTCTACCAGCTGAGCTAAGTGACCCAACACCGATGTTTTACTAGAAATCCCCCGGCCGGCAAGCCTACGTTTTCAGGCCTAAAAGACGGGGGCGACGCTCGGGCAACTAATCGGTTCCGGCACCTCTGGAGCGAAGTTGCGGCCCCCACAGTGTAGCGCAAAATGGTACGGTTTTCAATGGGTAGGGTCCCGCGTAGGGTCCCGTAGGGTCCCAGCGTCAGACGGGGTTCAACCGGGCGAATTCTCCGGCCAGAGGAAGGATCGCGGCGTTGTACGCCTTGGCGGCCACGATCTCGTCCGCGAAGTAGCCGACGAAGTGTGCCTTGCCGTTGCACCGGAAGGCGACGACCCACTTCCCCTTCGCCGCACTCCACGACACCCCCTTGTACTGTGAGCTGCCGCCGCGTGCGGACGTGTTCTGCTGGTTCATCGCCTGTGTCGCCAGACGGAGGTTGTGACGGGAATTGTTCAGCCCGTTGCCGTCGATGTGATCCACTTCGGAACCAGGAGAAGCGTTCAGGATCAGGCGGTGCATCTTCACCCCGATCTGCTGACGGGCACCAGGAGGCCGGTAGTTGGCGACGACGTAGTAACGGCCGCTGTTGTGCTTCTTCGCCTGCCAAGTGTACTTCGCCAGACCGAGTGTTTCCCAGTCCTCCTCATCCACCGTTGCCTTGAAGCCGCTCTGAAGTTCGATCTGCACCCGCCGACGCTAGCGCGGGTTTGAACCTCGTGCAAGCACTTCTTGACCGAGTCGGACAGCGACCGCCCCTCGACTGTTGCAAGCCGCCGCTTAGGCCGCCCGAACAGCTTGCCTATTTTGACGTGCTGAATCAGAAAACCCACGCAATCGCGCAAGTCAGACAATTGATCCTCTACCGACATTGCGTTAGGCTGAGAACGGAGTCGAAAATGGCCTCTGTACAGAAGTACAGGGCGTACTTCGTCGGTAACTCTCTCATGAGCAGTTCGGATTTACCAGAGCAGGACCTGTTCGAGCGGATCAAGGGGAAGGTGAACAAAGAGCCGATCCGGCAGCTCCTCTTGGAATACAAAGAGCAGCACAAGGACATCCTGACGGGCGGCACTCAGGAGGAGCTGGTCGATCAACTGAAGTCAGCCGAACTGGCTGGGCAAATACCCCGCAGCAGGTTATTCGGCCTGCTTCAGGAGTTCGAGGAGAACGGCAACCAATCCCTGCTCTACTATTCACCAGCCACGGCCGCAATCAGGGAGCTGTGCCGATCACCCGAGGAGGTTGCCAAACTCCTGTTTGGGGCTGACTGGCGGAAGACGCAAGGTTTTCCCAAACTTGCCCGCCTGAGCGGCGGGTGGGAAGTGGTGGATTTCCGGACAAACATCCCCGGTAAGCCGACCGACTGGTTGATGAAAATTTACACCTACCAAGAGACCAAGGTTCAGGTGCGGGAGTTGCAGGCGGTCGAGGCGAACACGACGGGGCTGGGCTTGCGGGCAAACGAGTATGTGGTCATTTACGAAAAACGTGTCACGGAATCGGTCTGTCTGGCAAGGTGGAATGACCATCCGCGCGACGGCCTGCTCGAACTCCGAGTCGAGCACTCTGGTCGGAAGGACCGCTTCGAGTTGGACGTGAACTCGATCTGGAATCGTCTCCAGAAGGCGTTTGTGTGGGCCGACTTTCAAGCGTGGGAACTTGGCCGAGCCTTGGAGCAGATGCTTCGTGAGTGCGAGACGAACAATGACCTCTACCTTTTGGGGCTGGCTCACCTCGTGGATTCGGGTGAGGGTGGCGTCCGGTATGTCCCGTACACCGAGAAGGACAGCATTGACGCGGCCCCGATTCGACTCCAAACGATCCGGCAGATTCTTGAGGACGGTGGGCGGTGTTCGGGCCTAGCAATGACGTGGTTACCAAAAGGATCCGGCGGCGTTCTCGAAGACAAGTTGAGGACCTACGCGGGGTCTCGACAAACAAACCAGCTAGTTATTTCTGCTCAAGCGAATGCTCGGGCGGTGGATTATGTTACGGATAAACTTCGATTCTTTGCGGGATAGTCACCCCGAGTACTCGGACGCCTGGTCCGGTCTCGAACGGTGGCTTAGCAAGAACTCGCAAAAAGAGTTTGTCGAGTTGTCGGTGTTGCTGCGCGCGCTGCCACGGGTCAACCGCGCTGAACTGATCGTGGCTCTCCAGCTTCTTGTTGACAACGGGATGATGGAGATCACTTACCGGCTGAAGGCCCCAGAAGGACACCTGCTGGAAGGGGAGTTTGAAGAGCCGGACCTGGTTCCTGACAAGCTCATGGACCGAGACTACAGTGGGTATGTCCTCAAAAAGGACGGCACGGTGGTAAGCGGGTATCGGTGGGAGACCTCCGGTGCCACTGCGTAAACAGGATGTCCCAGTAGAGGTTTGCGAGGTGCTGTTGGAGTTCTACCAGCGGCTCCGACTGAGTCCGAGCGCCACCTCTGAAACCAAGTTGGTTTGGTATGAAGAAGTGAAGGCAAAGTTGTCGAAGCGTGGCCGGCAACTGGCATGGGCGTTTGTTGAAGGAAGCGTTACCGTAAATCAAATCACCCAAAACTTCAGCGGAGAAAACACCGTGTCACAGAATAACGCTCCCGGCGGAACGAATGTCACACAGACTGCCGGTGGGAACATGACTGGCGTCAACGCTACCGGCGAACAGAAAATCCGAGACATTACGATCTACTCCCAGGACTTGGATCAAGCAGGCGCTTCGATCAATGCGGCCCTCAAAACGGCTCTCCTTGAGGCCCGAAACGCGATCACCAAGGCTGACATTGATCCGTCGATTATAGTGGACCCCATTTGCGAGACCAAAAACCGACGAATTTAAGCTACTCCTTCGCCGGCTCTTTTGACCGTCCGGCCCGGTACACCTCGGCCGGGGTCTTGTACCCCAGTGACTGGTGCAAGCGGGCCTCGTTGTAGAAGGTGAAGTACGCCTTCAACCCCCGCTCCAACTCGGTCACCGTCTCGTATCCCCGCAGGAACACGTCCTCGTACTTCACCGTCCGCCACAGCCGCTCGACGAACACGTTGTCCAGGCACCGCCCCCGGCCGTCCATGCTCACCCGCGCCCCGGCCGCCTCCACCCGCTCGACCCACGCCCCGGCCGTGAACTGCACCCCTTGATCGGTGTTGAACACCTCCGGGGTGCCGGCCGCCAACGCCTCGTCCAGCATGTCCCGGCAGAACGCCCCGTCGAGCGTGTTCGACAACCGCCAGGCCACCACGTACCGGCTGTACCAGTCGATGGTGGCGGCCAAGTACATGAACCCGCCGGGCAGCGGCAGGTATGTAATGTCGGCACTCCACACCTGCCCGACGCGGTCGATCGGCACGCCGCGGAGGAGGTACGGGTACACCGGGTGGCCCCGCCCGGCCGACAGCTTCGGCTTCGGGTGGATGGCTTCCAGGCCCATGACCCGGAGCAACCGCTGGACCCGCTTGCGGTTCGCCGGGTGGCCGTTGCGGGCCAGCCACCGGGCGATCCGCCGGCTGCCGTAGAACGGGCAGGCCGTGTACTGCTCGTCGATCCGCCGCATGAGGGCCAGGTTGTCGGCCGACTCCTCGGCCGGCCCCCGGTAGTACGTGGCCCGGCCGAGCCCGACCAGTTGGCACTGCCGACGGACGCTCAGGTCGGCGTGCCCGGGGTCGATCAGCGGCCGCAGGTCGTCAACCGAACGTCGCAGCTTTTTTTTTCACCCAGTCGAGCTCGACCTTGAGCCGGCCGATCTGCTCGTACAGCGCGGGTGTCTGGTCGTCGCCGGGGGCGACCGCCTTCGCTCCGGCGGCGAACACGGCCTCGGCCCCGGCCAGGAGTTGCTTCTTCCACCCGTGGATGAGGGTCGGGTGGACGCCGAAGTGGGCGGCCAACTCGTTGACCGTCTTGTCGCCCTTCACCGCGGCCAGAGCGACCTGGGCTTTGAACGCCGCCGTGTGGGTCTTCCGCTTCGCCGTCATCAGGACCACCTCCGAGGGCCGCCAGAGTAGCTTACCTGGCGGTCTCAGTTTCGGGGTCCACTATACATATCATGGCTTAATCGGCTCAGTCAACAAGCAAGGAGGCGATATGCGATACCTAAATGTCTTCACTGACAAGACGGGCGAATTCTACGGCGACGAGACCGGCAGCCGTGAAAAGGCTTTCTGGGAAATCGTCGAGCACACGATGGACCGCTCGTACACCTACGTCTGCACGCTGACGGATGGCGAGAAGGTCGACTTCACTGCCGAGCTGGAAGAGATCAAAGACCAGCGTGAATGGCAGGCACGAGAGGACGCGAAGTACGGCACGGCCCTCGCCGTCGAAGTGTTGCCGGGCCAAGCCCACGACGCCCCGCGGTTGGAGCCGCTGCTTGACGCCACCATCGCTCGCGTGCCGCACTTCGACGAGGCGGTGTGCGACAAGGGGTTCGATGGGGACGACCAGCGGCAGGCGTGCGTCGACCGGGACGTGTTCCCGAACATTCCCAGCCGGAGCAACCGGGTCGAGCCCCAGCCGTTCCTGCCGGACGGGTATCGAGAGCGGAACAAGGTGGAGCGGCTGTTCGGCAAGGCCAAGCAGTTCCGCCGGTTCGCCACCCGGTACGAGAAGCGGAAGACGATGTTCCTCGGTGTGGTCCATTTGGTGTTCGGCGTCCTGCGACTACGGCGACTCAGGAACATCAACACGGCCTAATCCCGGAGATATCATCATCAGTATTCTGAAGAAGGGCGACACACCAGAGTCTGACGCCCGAGACCAATGTCGATTCGCATTGGACAAAATGAGGACGCTGGATAAGGTTGAAAAGAGGATGCTGCCGTTAACTGAGAAGGGCCTGTCTTTCGTTTCGAAGACTTACCAATCGCACCCGGATCTCACGAAAAAGGTGTCGAAGATTCTCACTGCAGGTCAGGACTTTAAGACGACAAAGCAGAATTACGATCAACTGTGCAAGAAAGGGATCGCCTTCGCCCTGCAGAAATATCCCGATCTGATGAAATAATGCACGAGATTGAACGAATGAAAGAGTTGCTGCTCGGTCTGAAAAGGCAACTCTCTCCACTCGATTGGGCGCATCCGATGATGTGGCCGTTTTTTGGCGCCGCCGCCCTACACGCTTGCCTTGCGGCGACGAACGCGATCCGGGGTAGTGGCCCCGGTCGAGGGATTCGATAATCGTAATTTTTTAATAGGAAAAGTCTTGCGAAGTCATTGTACCTGATTTCTCCCGCGGGCGGGGCCACTACCGCGACGCGGGTAGTTGCGGCAGACAACTTCCTCCCGACATCGGCCGCCGGGCGACTGGTGACCGGCGGCCGATGTCGGCCACCCTGCTCCCGCCTGCCGTCGCAGGGCTGTATCACCTCACACTTCTGCCAGAGGCTCAGACGCCGACCGCATGGCTGGTCTTTGTCGTGTGCTGGGAGTTCTTGGCCGGACTGACGGTGGTGTCCGGGTGCGGGCTTGTGTGGGCGGTCGCCACCCCCGACTGGCTACCCCCGGCTAACGTGGCGGTACGGTCGCCGACTGTCGCTCATGGTGTCAGTGTCGTACCCAGGGCGGACGCATCTAATCGCCCTGATTTTTCGCCGGTTCCCGGCCCCTATCGCTTGGCAAGGACCAGGTCCACCACCCAACAACCTCGCACATGGTGGCCGTCACCCCGGCAATGGGCGAGGATGTCGGGTCGATCGCACCCGGCTTCCTCCAGGGCGTCGGCCAGGATTGGCAAGCGGTCGAACGCCCCGTCCCGGTAGATGCCCTCGGCCAAGGCCGTGACCGTCGAGGTCCGCCAACCCGGGCCCGGGCGGGTTCGCAACCCGGGCCCGGCGAGGATGTCAGCCAAGATGTGGCCCCGGGCGGAAGACTCCGGCACGGGGTCCGCCGCCCGAAGGGCGTAGAAGGCGGCGGGGCTCGCCACCGAGACAACCCCCGACGGGTCGGACCACGGGGCGGCGGCCCCGTGGGCAGCAAGGGCGGCGTTGTACGGTCGGAAGTCCCCGTCCTCGCCCGTGGCGTCGTCAATCTCGGTCGCGGCCTGATCCGCCTGCGTGCCGCTCGGCCACATCCACGGCTCGTTGGCCGCGCGGGTCGTCCCGCCAAGCTTGGATGCGCCGGCAACGCGCGCAGGCGAATAGGCGGAGCGTGCGGGGGCAACCCTTGCCCTGTAGAAGGCCCTCCATCTCCCCCGTATCCTCGGCCGCCGTGCGAGACGCCCACCCCGTTTCCACAGCCTGTCCCCCAGGGCGAGGCCCTCGCCCTGGCCGGTCCTGCCCCCCCCCTCGGGCCTCCGAACCGTGGCGTCCGGCCCCCGAGCGAGGTACACCAGCCGATGTCACGGAGGCCCGGTATGCCGCAGCAGGACGTTTCGATCACCCGCCACTTCGCCGACCGGCCCGACCCACGAGTAGACCGGACCAAGAAGCCCTCCCCCGGCGACATCCTGGTGGTCGCCCGGTGTGCCGTCATCGCCGGGGCCGACTCGTGGGAGGAGGTGGAGGCGATCGGCCAGGCCAAGGCGGACGGGCTGAAGACGTGAGGTTCCCCAAGTTTCGTGGACACCGAGTTAGCGGTGTAGACTCCGAGGGAGGAGTTCACCGATGCCTCGCCCCCGATCGACGTACACGGCCGAGTTCAAGCTCGCCGCCGTGAAGATGATGACCGAGCAGAAGCGGGCCGTCGCCGCGGCCGCCCGCCGCCTCGACGTCGGCGAGGACCTGCTCCGCGAGTGGCGGAAGGCGTTCCTCGCCCGCGGGGCCGATGCCTTCCCCGGGCACGGCAACCCGATCCCGGCCGAGGAGGAGCTTCGCCGCCTCCGGGCCGAGGTCACCCGCCTCAAGGCCGAACGCGACCTGCTAAAAAAAGCCGCCGCGTACTTCGCCAGCCCGCCGACGTGACGTTCCCGGTTCATCGCCGACCACGCCGGCGAGCCGCCCGTCCGGTGGGTGTGCGACGCCCGGGACGTGTCGGCGTCCGGGTCTTACGCCTGGGCCGCGCGGGCGGACCGCCCGACCCGACTCTGGCGGGACGAGTTGGTCGGTGTGATCGGGGCCGTTCACGCCGAGGTGAAGCCGCGGTACGGCCGCCCGCGGATGCACGCGGAGTTGAACGCGAGGGGGCATGCGTGCTCGAGGAACACGGCCGCCGAGCTCATGAAGGCCCACGGGCCCCGGGCGAAAGCCCCGCGGCGGTTCGTGCGGACGACGGACTCGAACCACGGCCGGCCCGTCGCGGGCAACGCCCTCGGCCGCGACTTCACGGCGGTCCGGCCGAACGAGAAGTGGGCGATGGGCATCACGTACGTCCCGACCCGCGTGATGTCGGCACACCAGCGATCGTTCGGTCCTTCGGGGTCGAAACCCCGGTCGGGGACGTTCCCCGCCACCGGCAACCGGTGATTCGAGTCGGTGGTGCGAGCGAACCGCCTCGGTGCCCTCTCGCGGGACCCGTGTTCCCGCGTGAGTTCGGCCACCGTGTTCTCCGAGCACCCGCGCCCGCGGGCGTTGAACTCGGAGGTCACGCGCGGGCCCCGTACCGGCCCCTCACTTCGGCGCGGATCCCCTCGATCGCGCCGACCAACTCCTGCCGCACACCTCGGTCGGGCTGTCGGCTCGCGAGGCCCAAGCGTAGTACCCGCTGACGGACACCTCGAGCGCCTCGCACATCCACGCGACGGGCCACTCGTCGACGTGGTCGGCGATGAACCGGGAACGTCACGTCGGCAGGCTGGCGAAGTAAGCGGCGGCTTTTTTCAACAGGTACCGCTCGGCCCGCAGGCGTGCGTTTTCGGCCCGCAGGCGGCGGACCTCCTCGTCGGCCGGGGGCGGGTGGCCGTGGCCCGGGAAGGCCGCCTCCCCGCCCTCCTCGAACGCCTTCCGCCAGGTACGGAGTAGATCCTCCCGACGTTGAGGCGGTGGGCGACCTCGGCGACGGAGAGCTTCTGGGCGGTCATCATCTTCACGGCCGCGAGCTTGTACTCGGCCGTATACGTCGTTCGGGGACGAGCCATCGGTGAACTCCTCCGTCCGAGTTTACACCGTTAACTTCGACTCCACCAAACTTGGGGAACGGCAGGAAGCGGAGGCAAGCCCGCTCTTTGCCGACTTGATCCGCGAAGAGGGCTTCGTCCCGAAAGGCCGCAGCCGTTGACCCGGCTGTTCCGCATCCACCTCGGCCCGGCAGGTTAGCCCCTAGACCGGCGGGCGGCGGGCGGGTACAGTGTCGGTCTTGAATCGCGAGGGTGCCATGCCGCCAACAACTGTCGAATGCCCGTGGTGCGAGTCCCCAACGCCGGCCGGGCCGACGTGTACCACCTGTGGGCGACGCCTACCCACCCCAAAGGTGCCCAAGCCGGCCACTCGCACGTCGAAGTGGACGTGGGCCGTCCTCGCCCTCTTCGTCCTCACCGGGGTCGGGGCGACCGGCCACTGGTACTTCACACCGGCCCCACCCCCGGGGGCTCGCCCGGCACCCGCGATGACCGACGAAGAACGGAAGGCGGCCGTCGAGAAGTCGATCGCGGCCACCGAGAAGGCGACCGCGGCCAGTCGGCGTTGAACCTGGAACAGGTCAGCCCGCACGCCCCGGCGACCGTCGCGCAGGTCATCCTCCGCGGCCGCCCTGCGGACGTGCCGAAGTTCGCCGAGTACGACCGCGTGTACGCCCGCCAGCCGGAAGTGCTGGCAGCCTTCGGCACGTACCACGCGAACGCCGGCCGGGGGGCCGAGGCGGCCAAGTACTGGAAGCGGTGGATCGACGTGTCGCCCGACTGGCAGGCGTACAACAAGTTGGCCGACGCCTACCGGGCCGAGGGCAAGGACGACCTGTGGGAGGAGACGCTAAAGGCGTCGCTGGAGGTGGAAGACACGGGCCTGAACCACGCCCAGAGCAACGTCAAACTGGCCTATGGGTTCATAGCCCGCGACGCCTACGACAAGGCCGAGCCGTACGCCCTGGCGGCGGCCGACAGCTGGGCGGGCTGGGCGTTAACGTGCGCCGCCGAGTGCGAGATGGGGCTGAAGAAGTGGGACCGGGCCGAGCAGTTCTACCGGGCGGCCGCCGGGCGGTACGACGAGCCGGCGATGGACTGGTTCTTCGCGAGCCGGATGCACGGCGAAATGAACCCGGCCGACGCCGAGCGGGCCGCTCGCAACTACGTGTCGCGGTTGGCCGGCCCCCAACCGCCGGCGGTGGCCTTCCGGTCCGGCCGGTTCTACCTGCTGACTGGCGACCCGAAGCGGGCGATGGACGAGTTCGTGCGGGCCAACGCAACGCCGTTGGCGACCGACCTGAACGGCCTGTTCGTGACCCTGCTGGCCGACGCCCGGGCGGAGCGGACCGTCAGCACCGACGCCCTGGTCCGCGTCTCTGGCCCGTCCGACACGATGATCTACAAGCCGATCGGGCTCATGCTCCAGCGGTGGTATCAGGCCAAAGCCCTGCCGGACGACACCGCTGTGAAGGTGGCAATTGCGAAGCTGCCGGAGGCCGCTCGCCCGGATGCCGACTTCTTCGTGGGCTGGTATCTGGCGAACGCCGGTGAGAACGACCGGGCGAAGGCCCACTGGCAGGCCTTGGTGACGGCCGGCAAGGGGACGCCGCTCCTTCGCACGCACGCGAAGGCGTTCCTTCAGAAGCTGCAAGCCGACGGCCGCCTCGACCTGTCCCCGCGGTGA